GGATAACAATTCATCTGCATCATGGCGCGAAATACCCACATATTTTGCGACTTTATCACGCCCTTTATCGAACCACCAATCGTCTTCTTCAGAACCTTTAAGACTCAATCGATTAAATTGCATAACAGCGCCTGCGATACAGCAACTAGTCCCGCATGAGTTGTTTTGATCTACGATAGATTCCATATCAAATTGATCAATCTTACGTCCGTTGATATCAACGTGTGGTGCTCCAGCTTCAAGCCATTCAGCTACTTGAATCAAAGCTTTCTCACCTTTAGGACTGATATAATCTTTAATCATCTCATTTCTCCTTACGTTTTATGTATTTAATGTAAATCTGTTTAAAAATATTCCCATCTTTCAATGTCAAGAAGATGCTTTCTTTCTCTTCTTGTTGTGTATTGTGAGCGATAGGTTGGTCTGTGTCAAGTGTTTCTTGAGAAATAGTTTCTTGTTGTTCTTCAGTAGCTTGAGGCTTTGGTTTACGTGGCTGATGGTAGTATTGTGGACATTTATAGCTGTCCCAGCGAATGTCCTGAGTAAAGCCCCTTTCTTCTATACGCCCTTCAACACTAAAACCGTTCCGGTTACCCACCTGCTCGCCGGAATAGTCACAAGCTCCGACCCAACTTTGAACAATATACACTCTAGGCATTTCATGTCACTCCTATTCTGTTGTGTTGGAGTATACGAGGTTTCCTCCATGCTGTCTATAAATTTCCTCAACTTTTTCAAAATTTTCTAGGTGTGTTGTCTCTGACCACCCGTCTAGCATATTCTCTTTAGAAATAACAGCACATTCTAGTATATTTTTACACGAGTTTTCAGCAGACCGGCAAAGGCTTGAATTTCCAAACCTATAAATTCTAGATAGACGTACGTTGAATACACAAAGCCTGTTTATACTAACACTTCTTTTTCTCGCATTACCAGAAACACCAAATTTTATACCAACCGCAGCGCCATCATTGTTCAAAATCTCCAGAATATACGCTTCTTTTTGATTCTCGTAAGAGCACCCACAACCCCTACCTCCCAATACAAGACTATAAGTCAAGCTTTGAAAAACTCCCCCACAATCACCACAACGCACAGACCAAACTCTTACGCTGCCATTATTATCAATCCAACTGAACTCAGTAGTCGCAGGGAACTTACCTTGACTGTAAAATCTATTAAGGAAGAAACTTATGGGTTTCTTTGAGACTATTGATTTACTAATATCTCCGCATTTACGGCAATTTCCTTTAGTGTTGTTCTGGTTTACAAACGCCTTAACTGTCGTAGTACAAAACTCCCCGTGAGAAGGACATAAAATTCTCACCTTAGTAGAGCCTCCCACAAACTCACTACCTGACCAGCCTAAGAATTCAAGACCGAGTTTTGTCAATTTTCTTTTACAAAGTACAGTGTATTGGTGTTCCGTCCAATTGGTGTTTACTGCACAGGCACAAGGCAGTTGCATACCTATTTTAGCTGTTAAGGAGAACTTATAGCTTATAAAATAACCTTCCCCATTAAGCTCAGAGTCTTTTGCACAAATAGAACAATGCACAACAAATCGTCTGTCTTGTTTCCTATACAAACCCGCCCAGCCTATAACCGTTAGGTGATTATTCTCCCCAAAATGTGGTCGGTTGACTGACCAACTATCCTGCTGAAGCTCTCCATATAAATCTGTGATTTCTTTTAAGTCCATACTATTACCTTTTCAAATAAATACAAAAAGCCCCAATTAAGGGGCTAAGTTTTAATCATCACTATCATTACATCGTTTGCTATTCCTTTTCTCTTTCCTCATATCTCGAAAGCGCTTATCATTCTTCTTTGATTTACGACGTTCATCTTCATATTCAAAATCTTTCTTTTTACTGGCAATCTTTTCTACATACATTGCATTTGTCACTGTTTTATTTCCTTAGATTATTTATTAAGCTGTTCTGCCATTTCGGTCAATGCTTGAGCAAGCTTCAAGACCTGTTCTTTGGAGTTCAGGGGTAGACTAATTTTACCAAACCAACGTTCATTATCAGAGTCTTCGTTCGTATGAATTTCAAGACCAGAATCTGGGAAGTCTGGATTCTGACGAATTTCAAGGTAAACACCCTCGCTGTCATCATAAACACGCATTACTTTCTCAAGTGTGTAGCTCATTTTACATCTCCTAGTATTTAAACTTACCATTATATTCTATATCATTTTCTTCAAAACAGCTAGCACAATCTACATAAGCTTGATGATTTGAAGAGCTAGATGGGTATGATGCCATCAATTTATTAAGAATCTTTATAACATCTTCTTTTGTCTCATGCAAGCAGATTGCTTCTACATCATCCAAAGCATGATCATACAAAGCCCAGTGAGCAGATCGAATAGATACACTCTCTCGGAAAGATGGGCGTAGGGATGAGATGATACGTTGTTCTAGAGTTTTCATTTTAATTGGTTTCCAAATCAGGGTTTTTAAACCGGAATACAGCCTTATGTCCGACTTTCCAAACTGCCTCAATGTCATCCAAACTTTTTGCAAAAACCATTGGCCGGTTGTTAACAGGATCAGCACATGTCCACTCGATAGAACCATCTGTTTTCACAGAGATTCGCCACACCCAGAAATCATGCTGGTAACCAGATTTATAAACAACCCTGATTTTAAATTTATGATAAAATTTCATTTTGTTTCTCCTATGTTTGGTTTGTATGTGCCTATTCTAAACACCGCTTACTACGCTGTCAAGCATCTTTTTCTGTAATTTCTACAATATTTCCAACAATTCGGTGATAGGCATTAGCTCTCCCAAAATCTAGGAAGCCATTTCCCACCTTGACACACCAACAGGTCTGAGCATCCCCATTTTCGATTGTTCGTTGTACTCCACTATCAAGACACTTGAATGTACGACCTGACCAAGTGAGGTCAAACCACTTTTGTTCAAGCTTGTTGATCCATGTATGATAGCGTTTATCCTTAGAAAAGCCCCAGGCTTGTTGGGTAGTGAATTCGATATCATGACAAAGCTCAGAAGCTTTCTGATAATCAATATCAAGCGTGTATGTGCTAATCAGCTCTTCAAGCATAAGATGAAGCTTATCAATAGCATCACGATTTTCTTTGCTGATATTACGCTTATCAGCCAATTCTTTGTTGTGCATTATTTCTCTCCACAAAATTGACGTTCAAGCTCGTCATCTACACCGTGACTATAGCCATTCTGATAGAACACCCAAGCATTAGAAATCTTAGGAATAGCGTAACTGTTATTCCCTAGGCGTGATTCTATCACAGTTTGCAAAGGTGTGTCTGTATATTCAGAATATTCTTTTTCAAATGTTGAGTTAAACATGTTCGTTTTCCTTGAGAAAGTTTTCACAGAGTTCACGAAGTTCTTTCAAAACATCTTCACAATTACGTCCTTCAGCTAAAGCAATAAATTCTTCTGGGTACCCATCTTCATTTTCATAGCCTGTGTCTGCATATACAACATATTGATCACCCAACTCTTCCATACTGATGGTGATATCGTATTTTGTGAAGAATTCTTCATCTTCAGGGTAGATATTGGTGATTTGCATATTTTCTTTCTGACCATTAGGTGCCTTATAGAAATTTGCTTTCATATCTTATTTCTCCTATTCAATATTAAATTGCTTAGCAAGGCTTCTCAAAAGACACCCTAAGCTTCTGTTGCTTTCAACTACAACACTAGTATCGACCATACTCCGGTAGTTGTCAACATCCTTTGTGAAAGAATATCCAGCAGATTCTAGCTCTGCTTTTACGTGTGAGGCGAATGTCTGATTCACAGCTTGCCACCCAACTCTTGAATAATCCTGTACTCGCACCAGACATGGTGTTCATTCAATTGCCCATTTATTTCAGGGACACTCCGTTTACAATATTTACAGCAGTAGTAAGGGTTCCCGCCTCCAATAGGCTCGGTTGGGAAATCAAAATAATATTTCTGTTCTTTTTGGGAGATTGGACTGCCAGTCTTAGGCTTCCACTTCTTAAAGCTCTTGCTCACCTCTATTCTCCTCTGTTATACCTGTTTTTTCAACAAGCATTCATTTGTGTGTAGCTTAGCTTGGATTTCTTGTAGTGTCAAGAAGTATTCTTGATCTGATACAGATTGAATGTACTGATCTTCAAACCAAACGTTCAAGTGTTGCTGCAAAGCTGTCTCAGAAAGACTAAGTGCATATTTGCAATCACAAATCGCTTGGTGTCTGTTATCGTTCATCTAATATCTCCTCAGCTACATTCAGTGTCATTGAAGCTAGAATAAGCCTTAGCCACATTCATATCAACAAAAATTTAAATTATTTTATAAAAGAAAAGCCGCACAAGGCGGCTACATATTTTCCATTTCGTATTTAATTTCGTTTTTCACAAAATTACCAACCTCTTGAGACATTTTGTTAATCACAACTTGCTTTGCAAAATCTTTACCAAGAAATTCATACTCTTGTTTCGACATAATGTAACCTTCTTCAAACTTATCTCCATTCAGGACAAAGCGAATCTTGGAAATTAAAGTGTGGTCACCACCCTCTGGGTAGGGAGGATCACTGAGAGGGCCAAACTTACCAGAGTTAATTTTATTCAACTCATTTGGTGTTTTGAGAATAAATGAATTCTCTTTATCAATAATCATTATTAATCTCCTCAATAAATTCCCAAAGCATTTTTACAATCTCATCTTCATATTCTTCACAAATATCTTGCATCTGATCGGGCGTTAGGGCTTTCCAAGAAGCAGAAGCCGTAGGTTTATGTTCTCCCCACATCGGCTCGAAATCAATGCTCTTAGCACCTTCATAGTCCCAGTCACTGTCACACGTTTGAGAATACCCCTTGTGTGGCTTCGTGTCAATAGCTTCTGTTACAGATACATTCAGACGAGCATTAGAGATTAGTGGGTATTGTTCAATAAAGATATCTGATAGGTATACTGTGAAGTTCATTTATCAATCTCCTTATGGAGTAAATGTACAACTAGTACAACAAAAGCCATGAAAGCTGAAAAAGCCAAGACAACAAGAGGTGCTAATGCCAGTAAGAAAAGGATAATGGCTGTAATCGGGTTTACACCAGCAATAAAAGACCACCACTTAGAAATACCAAGTGAAGAGCATAAACCGGAAATGAGTACCATCCCGCTTGGAATGAAAACCCAAAGATACCATGGATTATTATTTGCAAAATCTACTAACATTCCCATTCTCCTTTAATAATTTTCAATTAAGCATTACATGGCTGCTTTAGTGTAGACATAAGCTGATCAAATGTAAACTCAGAGCCATCGTGCTTTTTACGTAGGAATCGCTCTGCTGTGTGTGAACTAACAACTCCAGACTTTTCTCCAAAGAGGTTTTCAACCTCTATTCGCAAGCCGTCTAGAGTATAATAGAAATCACCAATTGCTAAAACCCCTGGAACTAAATTTTCATATTCCTGTTTGGTCATAACACTCACAACCACATACTCCCCATTAAATTTTGTATAATAAGGTTCTGGAGCTTGCCGTAAAACTTTCTCACCAACAGAAAACTTAGGTTGTGGGATATGATTGTTCATTCTAGACTCTCCAGATATTCTTCAAACGCTTCTTGTGGTGTCCTTTCTGGACATACTGCATTGCCCCAAGCATCCCATTCCCAATCAAAGTAGACCACTGCTAATTGAAATGGATAATTAGGATCGCTGTTCCCATATTTCCAATCATATGTGTGATGTTCCCATAACATCTCCATGAACTGATCATACCACTGTTCTTTGATTTCTTTGTGATTCATTTTACCCCCCTGTGTTTGGTTTGTACATCTTAGGCACACTTATGTGGTGTGTCAAGTGTTTTGTAGCTTTTCTAGAATACCTTGGAAATTCTCAGCTGTCGTTTCCCATACATAACCATCTACCTCAATGACATAGCGATTGCCATCAATCTGAAGGCATGCTGTTGTGGGGGCGTACATCCCACCATCTGTGTCGTATTCAAGGATCTCTGCCAATTGCAGACGTGCTTCTTCTGTATCAGGTACATACTCCCAACCTTCCCAAACAGGGTTTTGGTCAGGGTATCTGTTCCAAGTCATCACTTTTTCAACAAGGTTTTGCATTTGTTTTTCTCCTACTGGTTGGTTTGTATCGGGGGTGTTAGCTCGATCTATGGTGAATTGTAGAGCATGTCAAAATACTTGTCAATATCTCCGTTGTCAAAAAGATCCAGACCACGAGAATCATCGTCTCCATATACTATATCTGGCAATTCCACAACAAAATCTTTTGGTTTGTCATAGTCACATGTGTCATAAGTTTCAGGCTCCACTGGCTTGTGACCCTTCCACCAAAGTGTTAATGGTGGCACACTCACATACACATTCTTTAAGTAATTCCCTTGCTGCTTCTTATAGATCGTTGTAAGATCGTCCTTGATAAATTTACGCAGCACATTCCCAACAGCTTTGATGTCCATGTTGCACACTTCAGCAATAGACTTTTGAGTATCGAAATATTCCTTACCTAAGCTTGTAAAAAATAAAAATCTGTTACGAATATGTGCATAGATAATCTTCTCTGTCAAGGTCATCTTTTGGCATTCTCCGCTATTGTTTACATAACCCCCGGCACTCAAAAGGCTATAAGGTAGCATTAAAAATTGTTCTTTCTGATCTTTCATAATTTACTCCGTTTATTAGTTCATGTATTTTATACTCCATCTGTATGGCGTTTCTACCTAGAGACGAGTCTTTCTGTCTCACTTCGTTTTAGCACACAACCAATGGTGAAGCTCACTTCGTTCTAAAGCCCGATTACGATCAGCACAAGATGAGAATAAATATCCTTCTTTCCTTCGTGTCGAGGTCGGAGTACGGTTTCAGATTTTACTGCTTTCTTTCTTTTCAATCTTATTATTTCTATCTAGTTAAGTTCAATATAATTAATGTGGTGTTTATACCCAGAGGCTGTAGGTAGAAAATACCTCAAGCTTGCTGGCGAAACACCACACAGCCTTTAGTATTATGTGTGATCAACAATATCTGTGTCAACCTATATTATCATTAATCACATTAATACTAACTATTAACCAAAATAATACATTAACGTGTTGACTTGCTCTCAGCACACCTACTAGAATGAGCAGAACAAACAAACCGAAGGAGGAATAGAATGAGCAACCCAGCAATGATAGCTCTTATCGGAGCAAACCCAGGACTGACTGCTATAAGCACATATGGCGGCGGCAGCTATCCCGGAAGATATAAAAGTCTCCGTAACAGTAAACAAGTCCCACACACTCCCGATAAGCTATTACTGATCCTTGCTTTACTGTTATTCCTTTTACCTACTATGATCATAGTTTTAATCGTGTTAGAAGACACGGTTCAGCTCGATTGGAAGGATGAACTAGTAATCATGCAACAGAAATGTGTTGACCGTGGAGGGAAGCTTGTGTATGCTAAATTTGCTGGAGACATTTGTGTAATTGATATTGACAAGCCTATCAACAAACAATAGTCAATAGAAACATACAATACCTATTTCCATTGCATTGTGTGATGTGTTGGGGTAGAATTAGGGTATCGAATATACAAACAGGAGAAGGAATATGTTGATGATTTATGACAGTAAAGGCCGTGGTTATACAGAAGAAGAGATTGCAAAGCTGATGGAGTTTATTAATTCTGAGCAGGAGCCGGTGTACCAGGTCAGTAATGGAGTAGATGGTTGGGACGATGTTGATCGCCTTCGGTATACCGCATGTACTCTCGACCCGGAAAACTACCTATGTCGTGTCGTTTACACCCACGCCGGCCCGTCCGAGGTGGCGCAGTTGCGGGGTCGCCTTGAGTCTTTCAAGAAGTCCCTCGCTTCAGAGTGCGAGTTGAATAAGACTACCGCCGCCGAGCTGAAACACGCACTGCAACAAATTCGCTTCAAGGATGAGGCTATTACCCAGCACCAATGTGACATCGAAGCCGCCACCCAGCGCGCCGATGCGGCTGAGCGGAAGCTGGCAAATGAGCGTGACGAGCTCCTACTGATCATGTCTGTGCTGCGCGGGTATCAGCCGTGCGTGGCCCGAAATGATGCTTTGAGAGCAGCCGGTGTGATCCTTGATCGGATGGACGCCAGCGCAGAGCCTGCCAAACCCAAGTGCGCAACCTGCAATGACGTAGGAATTATCGGGCACTCATCGATTTGCCCGGACTGCATTGGTTCCTGGGAGCCTGCTAAGGGATTAAAATGATCACAGTGGTAGCATATATTACTTTACGTTATTTCTTTGATGACAGTTGGACAGCTTGGCTTATGCTTCTTCCTGTCCTTCTTGACCTAACTTTGATAGAGAGGATGAGTAAATGAACAGAAACTCTGTGGATTTTGGTGCTGGTGTTATGACTGGTGGTTTTATTATGATGATCGTAAGCATTGTAGTGTTTGGGTACATGGTGATTCGTCCCTTGAACACAGAGCTTGCAAAGCATAAAGAGCTTGTAGTAGAATGCGAACAACACCTCCCACGTAACGTACATTGTGAATTGAAAGCTGTTGTAGCTTTCCCTAAAATTGAGGAGAAATAATGAAAGCTCTTGAAGAGGTAGGCTATAAAAACTGGAAGAATGAAAAAGATAGCTTTGGCACTACTGAGCGCTGGCAAGCTCGTATCGATAACCGGGAGGATTTTGATGAAACGATTCCCTTGTGCCAGTGCAATGATAAACTCCACATTAATGTGGTGATCAGCCGCCTAGTGCTTAATGGGGAGCAGTGTAATGGTGTTGAGATGGAAATGTGCCATGAGGGTAAAGATAGTCACTGGTCAGCCTTGAAAATTTACAGCTTGACTGAAGAGGATATTGAAGCTAAGCTTACCTCACTGGAGAACAAGCTTCTTCGTATGTGGATTGAGTTCAATAAAGATTAAGGAGAAATGAGATGCTTAAGAAGTTGAAACAAATGCCAGATAAATCTTTCAAAGGGCAGTTTGTTGGTGTGTGGGAATTCAATAATAAGCTTTGGTCTGATACACTACGTTGGAATGATCGTGGATATCTTGAATACTACAACGATGAAAACGACGACTTTGAAACTGGTAAGGGCACTTGTCCTGATGCAGAAATTACTTGGTTTATTATTAAAGGAGATGAATAAATGAAATCTATTATCCTAGCAACTCTTGTCGCTTTTGCTACATTCAATGTACAAGCAGCAGAAACAAAAGATCAATATATTGAGAAATGCACGATCATTGGTGATATTGCTAAAGATGTGATGACAGCACGCCAAGCTGATGTCCCTATGGTTGAGATGCTTCAAGCTGCACAAGGCAATAAGCTATTTGTTTTGTTGATTGAACAAGCATATGAATATTCTGTATTGGATACAGAGGAATATAAGCAGAAATATATTAAACAGTATTCTGATAAAGTATTCAAAGATTGTTATAATGCAAATAAGAAGAAGTCTGAGAAGGGGGCTATCTAGTATGAATAAGATTGAAAAGAGGGCGTTTGAGTTGACTTGTGGAGTACACAACGCTTTAGGTCTGAGTGATTCATTTTTGAATATTAGACGCTGTGGTGATGAGTTTGAAAGTTTTAAATACAAAGACACTCAAAAAGCGTTTGAATTTATTAAAGCATACTTAGAAACTAATCTATCAGTTGTGCCAGAGGGATGGCGCCTTGTTCCTATAAAACCTACACAGGCTATGCTAGACGCTGCATGGGAATACCACGGGAGCGATGAATATCAAGATTCAGCTCGTTCCGACACAGAAACTGATGCAGAGTGCTATGAATCTATGATTAATGCTTCTCCTGTCTATGAGATAATCAATGAATAAGATTGAACAATTCAAGAACGAGCTTATCAAGCGTGTGCAAGAACGTGATGAGAGTGCTTATGTCACCATCTCTCAGGACATGGTACAGGCAATGAGTGGAGAATACACAGCTACAATTCACTTGACTGGTGGGAAGAAAGAGTGGTATGCTTTTAATCCTAACACCCAGACTTGGGTTGTTATTTACAATGTTTGAGGAGAAAGATAAATGAATTATTTTGTATTAGCTGGAGACCTTGGTACGTATCAAGACCTAATTCTATATTTATTCGAAGATCCTGATGAAGCTCGTCAGTTTATTGAAGCAAAAGATTTTGAATATTACCGAGTCATCCTAGGCGAAGAGCTTGATATTGTACATTCTGTAACTTTTAAGGAGAAAGAGACTAATGTTCAGTGAATCCATGCTAAATAATATGACAGGCTGGGAGCTTGGTCATTATATCCGTCAGGGTAGTATTGATGGTTTGAGTGGTGATTAAGATTCTTGATGATTATGAAGAAAGGATTGAGAGTTTTAAGATTGAAATTGAGGATTTGGAAAGGGATATTTATCAAGCAGGGTGTGAATGTTCTTGTGATTGAAATAGGAGAATTAATGTGGCAAATCTAGAAGGTTGGAAACCAAAGCTTGAGTGGAAGAAAGAAAGCAACACATTTGCTGTAGTTGTGAGTAAACATAAGAATTACGCAGATGAGAATATCTGGTGTACTTATTTATATATTTACCCAAAGCATCCAGCATTCAAATTGTTTAATTGTGATGGAGGAATGTTCGATCAGCCACATTTTAACTGTCATAGTTATGTAAGTTACTTTAAGGCACATGTTTCTACTAAGACTAATGAGGTTTGTAGTTATCAACTAGGCTGGGACTATAACCATGACGGTGACTCTTATTACACAAGTATCGATTCAGTTGATCAAGCTGGTACAATATTCTATAATGCAGAGGCATTGTTTAATGAGGCTTTAGATTGGGAAAAGGAAATTAGTTATGAAGGTGAATGATCTTAGGAATAAGAAGCAAGAGCTTAGTTTTGATGATTTGAATTGTGGATTTGTCTATATCAGTTCGCGTCTCCAAAAGTATCTGTTGATGACAGAGGATGATACGATGGTTTGTTTGGAGAGTGGTTCTGTATTTCATGATCATCAATTTAATGGTGACGTATTTGAGCCGGTGAGTGCTGTGTTGGAGATAAAATAGCTTATAGAATAGGCATTTAGGTAAATAAGTGGGAGGGTGGATGAGTAATAAATACGGAATTGATCTATCTCATCAACATAAGACGGGGTGTCCAAGGTGTATTAAAAATGGTAATGATCGTTCTAGGAATAACTTGCATGTTTACGGAGAAGGCAAGGGCGCCTACTGTTGGAGCTGTGAGTTCACTATCCCTAGTGATGATTGGTTAGCCGAACATGGTGAAATTGAAGATGATGAGGAGATTAACGTAGTGGGTAAACCTTTTAATGATGAGGTTTTTGCTGAACTTAAAGCAAAAACAGGAATGCGAACTAATGGTTATCGTGGCATTCGTGATGAAACGTCTAAGTTCTATGGGGTTCGTTATCTATATGATGACAATACTGGAGCTGTGTCTGAGAGTTACTATCCTGCGACAAAGGACTATGAGCTGAGTGGATACAAGATTCGTAAAGAAGTTAAATCCTTTCCAAATCCTTTTGGCGAGACAGGTAAGGATGTGGATTTGTTTGGTCAAGTACGCTTTAAGACTTTTGCTGATACGGTAGTAATTGTCGGCGGTGAAATCGACGCCCTCAGTCTGTTCCAAGTTCTTTCGGACAAGCAAAAGAATAAGCAATATAATCCAGTCGCTGTAGTTTCTCCAACAATCGGAGAATCCGGTGCGTACAAGCAGATTCAAGCTAACTACAAGTTCTTCTCTCAGTTTAAGCGTTGCATTGTGGCACTAGATTCAGATGCAGCAGGGAAGGCAGCAGCAGAGAAAGTATGTAAGATCCTGCCGCGTGGTAAAGTATTCGTTATGACTATGCGCTACAAAGATCCTAATGAGTATGTGGCGAAGGGTAAAGAGGACGAACTGTATAACGACTTCTGGGCTGCAAAGCCTTGGACACCAAGTGGAGTTCATGCCTCAAGCACACTGTATGATGCAGCACTGGAATATACGAATGTTGAACGGCTATCCTTACCACCGTTCCTTAAGAAAGTTGCGGATATGTTTGGTGGTGGTTTGGTGAAGAATGAGCTGAATGTCATCTTTGCCTCTACAAGCCAGGGCAAGAGCCTCTTTGTTGATACTATTGTTGCGCATACAATTATGAACGAGCCGCACGAGACTGTGGGTATTATGAGTCTTGAGGCGAGTAAGAATAAATACGCAACGAACATTATCTCTAGGGCGCTAGGTGTAAACCTGAACGCTATGCAGGGTGAGGATCGGCTAAATTATCTTCAACAAGAAGAAGTAAAAAGCAAAGTACAAGACTTTCTGGTAGACCCCTCCGGCAAGAGTCGTTTCTATGTTTATGACTCTCGTGGAGATGGTATTGAGGGGACTAAGGAAAGTATTCTTGAGATGATCATTCAGCTTGGCGTAACGGTGCTTGTGGCTGATCCGTACTCTGATTTGGTTGCTGGCTGTTCTCTAGAAGAACAAGAATCTTTTGTTGCATGGCTGAAGAAGCTTGTGCTAGAATACCCGCAATTGTCTGTGTACTTGATTTGCCACACCCGTAAGCTTGCCTCTGGTTCCTCTTCGGGGTTGACAGAGAGCGACATTATCGGATCTTCTACTGTAATGAAGAGTGCAGCACAGACAATCAGTATCGAGCGGGATAAGCTGCACGAGAACCCAATCCTACGAAACGTTAGTAAAGTTACGATCCATAAGAACCGACATGCCTCTAGCACAGGGCTCGCTTGTGAGGTATACTTTGATTACAAGACTGGTCAGCTACACGACTGGGAAGAATACAAAATGAACCACCCTGAAATTTTAGTAGAACTGGAGGAATAGTGAAAAAGATTGCTTGGGATATTGAGGCGACGAATCTTCTGAATGAGTCGTCTATTGATTATACATCTGTACCATATAAGCTCAAAGATAGTTATAAAATTCACTGTATTGTTGTTATCTTTGATAATAAGATTATTGGTTTTCATGATGGAGAGAAGTTTGACTTCACCCAAGGCAATCCTTTCAATATTGACCTTGGTCAGCACTCTTATGTATTCAAAGATTATGTACCTTTAGACTATACACACCGCAAGCTGGATGACTTTATCAAGTTTCTTGCGTGGTTGCCTGAGAACAGCACCGTCATAGCCCATAACCAGATTAATTATGATTTACTCGCCATCAAGTTATACTATGGTGTTGATTATAAAGTTGAGTGCGGGATGAATACTCCTATCGGTGATGACCGCTGGGCTGGTAAAGTTGTAAACTTTGACGATACGATGATTCGCAGCAAGGTGCTGAATCCTGATCGGTTTGGCGGCCACAGTTTGGATAACTTGGCATCCAAAGGTGACGACAAGAAGATGGAGTTCCGCTATCACGTACCCAAAGATGCTCGCTTTGAGAAGTTCGGGCCAGATATGCTTTATTACAACATCTTGGACGTTAAGGCTAATATCTCTGTAGCTGATCTTCTTGATGAAGAGATGAAGATTTGGGATTGGAATGATAAGTGGCACCCGGCACTGAAGCTAGAGAAGCAAGTGGCAGAGCTGATTACTCGGCAAGAGCACCGTGGCTTCCACTTCGATAAAGAACTGGCAGAGGAGAATCTGAAGAATCTTGATCAGATGATGGAAGAACGCCGTGTTAAGATTGAGGCAATACTTCCACCACGCCCCGCTACTAAATCTTTTCTGAAGGATTACACACCACCAAAACTTCAATTTAAGAAGAGCACTGGTGAACCTAGTGCAAACATGCTGAAGTTCGCAGAGAAGCTTGGTGCGATTATTGAGGAGACGGATGCGGGGTACATGTTTAATTGGAATGGGAAGATTATGCCTCTGCCCCTCCCAGCAGAGCAAGCATTGGTTGCAGAGATGCGAGCAACAATCAATGACACTACCCACATTAAAGAGTGGTTGGTTGGTCTCGGTTGGAAGGTACTAGAATACAAGGAGAAAGATCTTACCGTCGGCACAGGGAAGATTAAGCTTCCACCAGAGAAGCTTAAGGCAACTATTGACCGGTATATTGAACAGACGGTCAATAGTAATTTTATGTTTGACCGAATGGATTTCTTGGAGATTCCCTATAAGAAAAATATTACCAAAGATCAAGCACGAGTAAAATTGCAGAACTACTTTAGTAAGCGTATGGAGCGTAATGGTGGTATTAAGGTTCAAACTAACCCAAGCTTCACCACAGGCCAAGAAAAGGAGGTTTGTAAGAATCTTAAAACACTAGCTGAAAGCTCAGACGAACTGCGTTGCATTACGGACATCACAGAGTACCTTACCTATCGCCATCGCCGTAATTCTATTCTGGGGGGAGGCGTAAGCTTCGAGGACTTTGAAGATGATACAGATGAGCAGTCCGCTAATGGATATTTGGCAAACCTGCGAGAAGATGGCCGTATTCCTACGCCTGCCGGCACGTGTGATGCTGCGACTTCGCGCATGCGTCATCGTATATGTGTAAACGTGCCCCGCTCCACTAGCTTATTTGGTGAGCAAATGCGCGGTATGTTTCGGGCGGATGCAAGTGTTTCTTGGCAACTGGGGTATGACTTTTCATCATTGGAGGCAGTGATCGAGAGCCATAATTGCTATCAGTATGAGACTGATCCAGATAAGTCTTACTGCAATTCTTTGGTTCAAGAAAAGCCAAATGACGTGCATACAAAGATGAGTAAACGTATCAGCGAGATTATTGGTCAAGACTTTGGTCGAAGCCCAGCGAAGAACGTTAAATACGGTTGTTTGCCAACAGATACTACGGAAATTCTGACTGATTCCGGCTGGAAGAAGTTTGATGAAGTTTTTGAAGGTGTTCGTGTACTCGGCTACAACGCAGAGCGAGGTGCTAATGAATGGACTACCGTAAAACAAACGCACTTCTACAAGGACGCTTACGTAAAGCACTTTGGGCATACTAATTGGAGCGTTGAGGCAACACTAGATCATCGTTGGTATGGTATGGTTTTGAAGCAATATGGCAACAAAGCTACAGCGATTAAAGTGATTGAGCCTCGCGTATTTACGACCGAGGAGATTAAACAGACCCACTATATCTTGAATACTGCACCTTACGTTGGAGGTAGTTCTTCAATTACCCCAGATGAAGCAGCTTTGGTTGCATGGGTATTGGCTGATGGTTACTACTGCTGGTCTGAGAAAGAGGGGGGTACTAGCAGCTCTCACGGGACTAAGAAAGGTCTAGTTGCATCAATCTCACAAGCGGAGCATAAGTATCAGAGCGAGATTGTCCGCGTATTAGAAGCTAACTGTATGGAGTACCACACTTGTGTGGTAAAGAGTGATAACACCTATAAGGTTACTAACTATCGCTTACGAGCTAAAACTTTTAGGCCGTTTCTGGATAAGGTTGTAGGTTGTCGTAAACAAAAGCACGATGTAGATTGGTGCGCCTGGATACTTACACTTTCAAAAGAAGCTCTTGAAGCATTTATGTATGCGTTTTGGTTGGCAGATGGTGACTCTAAAGGTAACGAGGAAGCTAATGCTTGGAGATTCAAGCAGAACGAAGGTAACATTGCAGATGCACTTGTTTTGTGTGGATACCTGCTAGGTTGGAATGTAACTTGTCGTGGTAAAGGTAAGTGCAAGAACATTCGCTTTCAAAAGAAGCGACCACACGTAACCACCCAAGAGTTCAAACACATAGGTGAGCGGTATGCAGATGTATTCTGTCTGACCACAGGTACTGATAACTTCGTTATTCGACAGAATGGCATTGTAACAATCACAGGGAACTGTACATACGGCGCCCAGGCTGCCAAAGTAGCTAAGACCATCGGTGCTCCTCTTGAGGTTGGTCAGCAGGTGTTTGATGCATTTTGGCAAGCAGCAGAACCATTGGCGTTGCTTAAGGATGCCCTGAAGAGAGAATGGGAAGGTAAGTTTCAGAAGAAGCGTATCCTCGGTATTGACGGTCGCCTTGTTCCTACTCGATCAGCACATGCGATCCTCAACAGTTTGCTGCAAGGTGGTGGTGTTGTTTGTGCGAAGAAGGTAATGGTGTACCATGATCGTTTTGCTGAGAAGGAGGGATACATTGTCGATTTCTTCAAAGACGAGCTAACCAAGGACAGGAAATATTGGCAACAGATGATCGCGATGCACGATGAGGCGCAAGGTGAAGTGGATAAGGGCTCTGTAAAGTTTAGGTTGTTTAAAACTGAGCAGGAAGCTATTGATTTTAAGAAGGCACAACGGGAGGTTTGGGGGGATGTACAGCATAGTGACAAGGGCTGGTTTGTAGGATACTGCCGACAAGGCGAGTTGATGGCAATGGCCGTCGAGGCAGTAAACAAGGACTTCAGTATGAACATGCCACTCAGTGCCGGGTATGTTCTGGGATTGGATTGGCACATGTGTCATTGATTGTTCATTTTCATAGAAAATCCCCTTGACACCCCACACCAAGCCAGCTAGAATACACACAACACAAAGGGAATAGAAATTGGTCTATTCCTGTTAAATAGGAGAAGTAAAATGAAGTATGTAATTTTTGCCATGGGTGTTACTTTGTGGACGATTATGAATAAATCTGTATTTGGTCTCACCGGCTTGGAAGGGGTTATGGCTTCTGGTTGTGTTGGTGGTATTATCAGCTATTGTCTTTTTAAGAAGGATTTCTAATGAACGCAGAGGAACTAAATACGCTCAAAGCTACATTCAAAGAGCATTTGACAGAAATTGGTTATGCTCGTTGGAAGAAGCATCTGGTAAGTTGCCTCGGTAATATGAGTCTAAAAGAAGCGCGTAAAGAAATCATTCGCTTTGGTAATGAGATTGCACAGAAAGAACATATCTTGAAAATGGCTAACAGTTAAATAGGTAGACACCAAATATGACAGAGAATGAAGATGTATTCAAAAAGATGTTTCATGAACAACGTCTAAACTATATTGACAAGCTTGTTGGGTTGCTTCAAAATAGCAACAAGAAGACGATGATAGAATACTATGAAATCTTCTTGTCTGGTGTATTGTCTGCTTATCTGAACGATGGCGGTATCTCTGCAAGCGAGTGGGATTTGTATCAAACTAAAATTGATAAGATTGTTAAGCAAAAGAAGGAGAAATAAATGAAACATAAATTCACATTTAACGTCATTCAAACTGTTGAAGTTGAGCTTGATGACGAGATTGTTACACAAGAATACTTGGATGATTTCTCTGAAGTAATGTGGGATGTAGAGAGTCTCCAAGATATTGCAGAATATCTCGCCCGACAAAAAGCCTTATTTGATGGCTATTCTGTTGAGTTTGCTCCTACTGTATACAAGGCTGAAGTTGTAGATGAGGAGGTAGAGCTTGTCTAAAAACAAACCACTAAATGCTGTACCGCAGCTAGATCTAAAAGGAGATGACTTCATTCACGAGATTCCTGATCACATTGATATGGAACTTTATGTTGAGTGGCGTGATAAGAATGCTGTTCGTGATTCAATCACTAATGTACGATTGATTCAGAAAGAGGGCAAAGAGCTTCGTATTGTAAATAGGAATAGCAATAGCCGTTATATTTATAATTTGAAGGAGGTTCGTAAAGTGTATATTATTTGTGAAGCTAATGCTTTGGTTGATCAAAATCTTAATCAAGAGGAGGAATAGATGCAACCACATCAGCAACGTGTAGTAGACGAGTTAAACGATCTTGAGGATAAGATTCGTAAACTGACAGACTTTATCCTTAGTGATAAATTTACAGCCATTGTCCCCGATCAAGATGAACGTGATCGAATGATCATCCAGAACGCTCAAATGAACGCGTATGCTAATACCCTACTAGAACGTATTAAGAATTTTAACTAAGGAGTAAATATGAAAACTGTACGATATGCATATCAAGTGGTATCTAAGGGCTATGACACTGATGTATCGATTCACCCGACACGTAAAGAAGCTCGTGTAGCTCTTAAGGCTGAGAAAGAGGCTGGTTGTGAAGCTTTCATTGTTCAGCATGTCTATAAGCTTGAAGATAGTCGTCGAGTGCGTTGATATGAGTACCTTAGATATTCCGATGCAGATTAATGATGCGAAAGCATCCACCATTAAAGACTACCTAAAAGCTCTTCTATGGGCACTGTACAACGAAGGTGAAGGCTTCTCTGGTAAACGTCCATTTGGTAATTCAAGTTGGGAGTTTGAGCTGTATATTGCCCTTGTTAAGGCAGGCGCTGTAGCGGGGTCTTTAACAGAAGATGGATATCTTGATGAGGTTGATACACGAGAAGCAGACAAGCTTATTTTTGAAGCTATTGAAAGTCTTTAAGGAGATAATATGAGTAATACAGTGGTGAAGAATAGTGGTGGTATTGGCTTCTTTGGTTTGTTGTTCATTGTCTTTCTAACCCTGAAGCTTACTAATGTGATTGCTTGGAGTTGGATTTGGGTTACTGCCCCTCTTTGGGCACCCTTTGTTGTGGTTCTAGTAATCCTACTGATTATGTTCCTCGGCTTGGTTCTTGCTGAGAGTAGTAAGCGAAAATAAATGTTGAATGTTATATCTGAAATATGCTATAATCGGGATTATTCCAAGGATGGAATAAAGCTCAATCTTCTCTTTAGGTTGAGTCGTTGCAAAGCTGTAATAAATGTCATAGTGACAAAACTTAAAATCGCAAAAGAGGAAATAAAATATGTCGTTTACTTTTCATGTTGAAGGCTCCACTCAAACCAATACTCAATCTTCCAACTCTGTACAAGTTGATTGGGATGCTCGGGCTAAGTATCTGGTTGAAACTGTAGGTACTCAAAAGAAAGCTAAGGCTATGATTGGTATCATCAGTGGTATCATTGATCTTGGTCTTCAGGTTCAGGAGGATGCAAAAATGGCCTGGACTGGTGATGAGGCTAGTGAGGCAGCAGAGCTTGAGAAGAACCCCAATCAATACTTTGAAACTCTGCCTGATGATAAAGGAGTTCCAACTCGCTATAAGCGTTGGGAAGTTAAACCTTGTCAGCAAGTAGCATTTACTGTGGATTTCCCAGGCGTAATGATTAATCAAGGTCAGTTCTTTGGTGATGAAAATGCTAGTGAGCATCCTCTTCGTATGCTACTCAATGGTGAGTTCTTCATTAAGGGCGTTGGCAAGACTGTTGGTAAGCCGTATAACATCAAGGAAGTGAAGCAGGCTGATGGTAGCTGGGGCTTTAAGAACAACACTCAAATCTACAAGCTGGCAGCAGCTACAGATGTTCTGGATGATAAAGGCAACTTCAAACCTTTTATGCTAGGTAACCTGCTTGGTAAAGCTGCTCTGTTTGAAGTGCAAGTGTTCACTAAGAAAGGTGATGACGGTAAAGAGTACCTGAATGAGAAGGTAAAGCTGTCTGGTCAAGTACCCGATGTAATGGTTCCTATGATCCCTGAGCTTGCTCCAGAGTACATCTACGGCGTCAATTTTAAAGGTGAACAGAATCCTGATGAACTGAAGCAACTTCGTCAAAGTGTTGTAAACACCATGCGTCTTGCACAGAACTTTGAAGGTAGTGATGTTCAGAAGGCTTTGATTCAAGTTGGTAAGGTTCAAGCTAATACTAATGAGGGACAAGCGACAGTTCAGCAACAATCCCCAGCAGAGAAACCAAAACCGGCTAACAAACCAACACCAACTGTAAGTGCTGACGAGTTTGATGATTTGCCTTTTGCCCCAATTGGTCTGCAAGAAGGTAAGCTTTTCCTTCATATGATCTGATGTAACAAACAGGGCTAGCTTACATAGTAGCCCTTCTATTTAAAGGAGAGACTGCGGTGGATATGAAAAATCTATCCCTAACACAAGAAGAATATTTCTTGCTCTCTTGTCTTATTGGGCATGTAAACCCTTCTGGCTCTGTTGCACGAAGCTTGCTTGATAAGATTGGAGCTGATCTTAATATTAGTAATGAAGATTATGATCGTATTGTGTTTAAAATTAGTATTGAAAATAACCAAGCTGATGTACAAATTGAAATTAATGAGGAGAAATGATTATGAGCGAAGCGAATACTGAACAAGCTACCCCAAAAGATCCTAAAGCACTCTATGCTCGTGCTTATCAAATAAACCAAGAACTTATCACCCTTAAAGAAGATCTATCTGAGTTGAAGAATGAGTTCACTTTTCATAAAGAATTCTGCAAAGGGGGTCTTGAGAAATCTGTAGTAGCTCTGACTCTGAAAGCTGCAAAAGCCAAGGCTCAACAAGATAATCTGAAAGAGAAGATCGAAGAGCTTGAGGAAATTGAAGAGATTCAAAACCGTTATTCGTAAGTAAACAAAGACTGGCCTCAATATTGTTTGGGGCTTTCTTATAAATTAAAGGAGAATATCAATGAACAGCTTTGAATTCACAGAACAATATGAAGCTTACGCTTCTATGGCTGAGGTGGAAGCTTACGGGGATGATGAAGAGGACACAAATGAAAGTTCATTTACTCCATCAAATAACCTGATCCCATTTTAATTGAGGTGATATAATATATATATATATATTGCACTAAAGTGTGCTTGTTTAGATAGTTTAGTGCAATTAACTGCGTTGGAGGGTATATGGAAGTTTATGTAGTTATTCATACCGATGATGGGTGGGATAATATTAACGGTATTTATGATAAATCTTGTGTGACTGAACAGCAGCTTAAGAATAGGTTTCCTCCTGAAGATGGGTGGATTGTAATCGGTTATCACAGAGTCATTAATATGATTCAGGAGGATTAATGACAAGACTACTAGTTGTAGATTCGGATACGATCCTTTATAGCTCAGCGGCACAACAACAAGAGAACAAATGTAATGTAGTTCATAAAGCTTCGGGCAGAGAAAAGCTGTTCGACTCAAAGACCTTGTTCAACGAATGGATCAAATCTCAAGATAAATGGAAGAAGGATGAATTTGATTTCCAAACAGTCTCTAATGTTGTTGGTGAGCCTAGGTTTGCATTTCAATCAATAAAGCAGAAGGTTGAGAAGATTGTTGAAGCTGCTCGGTGTGATGACTTTGTTCTTTGTATTGAGGGAGAGGGAAACTTTCGAAAAGATTTTGAAGCCAAGTATGTAGATTATAAAGGTCAACGGGCTGACAAACCTTTGTTGTTCAATGAGTGTCGAGAATTCTTCCTTAAGAAGTATAAAGATAAAGTTATCCAGGCTGTAGGAAAAGAGACGGACGATGTTGTAAATACACTGGCGTGGGAGAGTTATAAGAAAGGACTAAAAGCTCGTGACCAAAGTAAAGCTAACGTTGTTTTGTCTTATGTGGACAAGGATATTGCAGCTAACAGTCGTGGTTGGCTCTTAAATTACAACAAACTTGAAGATGGTATCTATTGGAACGACAGCTTCACTCAATCAAAGAACTTTGCTATTCAAATTTTAGAGGGCGATGCAGCAGATAATATTTACGGAATTGAGAAGCTTTCTGAGATTACACGAGAACGATTCAAGATTAAAGTTAAGGGTGTTGGTAAAGCAACAGCAAATAAAATCTTAGCTGATTGCAAGACAGAAAAAGAGTTAGCAATGCGAATATATGAGTGTTATACTTCAAGCTGGGAAGATTCATGGTATGAACGAATGAATGAAATGGGGTTCTTCCTTTACCTGCTTCGCTCTGAAAATGATAAGTGGAACCTTGATAATTACCTTAAAACTGGTCTGAAATAGGAGAAACAAAATGACTAATCTGCGTAAAATTACCGAAGAAGAAATTAAAGATTATGTGTCTGAAGTAGGGGATTTTGACAAGGAACATCGTAAATATTCATCTTTTTATTGCTGGTCTTCTCTTACATTCACTCAAGAACATATTGATGAATTCAAAGATGAAGGTGTTGACGCTTCACAGCTACTAAATGTTTGTGTAAATCTGAACGGAACTTGGGATGACAGTTGTGGTACTGAGTGGAACTCTATTGATTATTGCAAAGTAGAGGAATATGAAGAACTTGTTCCTGAGAAGATTATTCCAGCACATACCATCACAAAGCAACGCACCGCTCCTTTTAAACCGGAGTTTGAATGATTACAACTTTGAAATTTAAGAGGCCAGAGTTAACCCCTGAACAAATGGAAGAATCTAGAAAGCGTACTCAAGAAGCCTTAAGAGAGTGGAAGGAAGCGCAAGCAGAGTTGGAAATGACCTGTGCTGAGTTAGGCATTGAAGTGCCGGTGATGGTATGTGCATCATGAGTCGGTACAAAGAGCCGTGGGGAGAAGGAACTCCCTGGTCAACAAGTACAGCCTTTTTCACATATCTTCGTGGATGTTTACGTAAGGCCTGGTCACGCCATCCTAGCAAATTAAATCTGTTGAAGAAGATGAGAAAGCAAATTCCTAATCCAAACCCTAGAGGGAATAAAGCAACGGTGTGGGGAGCCACTTGTGCTATGTGTGGTAATGATTTTGTGATTAAGGATATCCAAGTGGACCACATTGTCCCGGCAGGGCAGCTTAATAAGACAGAGGATATTCAAGGGTTTGTTGAGAGGTTGCTGTATGTTCGTGAGGAAGACTTGCGGTGCTGCTGTAAAAACTGCAATAATGCACTTGCCTTGTCTGAAAGAATGGGAATCTCTTTTGAGCAAGCCTTAATCCAAAAACAAATTATCGCATTGCAAAAGAATAAACAAGATATTGACTTCATCAGAAATAAGGGCTACACTCCAGCTTCAAATCAAGCTAAGAGAAAGCAACAGTTAATTGATATACTAACTAAGGAGCAGGGCAAGCCTGCTGAGGAGAAGCAAAATGCGTTATAAATTTTCACGAGACGATGATGGACATTGGTATTTGATTCCTGAAGACATGGAAAGCACTTTCAATGAAATGCTTCTAAATGGAGAAGATGATTACTGGGCAGAGTTTAATAATACATTTGAGGAATATAGAAGCGACAGTCCTACTAACTACACCTTCACTGACCCATCATTTTAAGGAGTATATATGAGTGACATTACACGCGTAAAATGCCTTATCGATGATCCTGACGCTGGGTTGTTTGAACAAGGTATTTATGAAGTTTATTCGTTTGATGAAGATGGTGGTGTTATTGTATTGCTTGATTATGGTGATGTAACACTACTTCATAAGGATGAATGGGAAGCTGTTGTTAATGAGGAGGAAGAGGAATGAACGTATTCACATATCTGTATATGAAAACTGTAGCAGAGCTTGTTCAGGTATTCATTGTTACACAATGGATGATTCTTGTTTAATTTAATAGAGGAGAGTAGAGTGACTAAACATCTTATTATCGCAGATACACAGGTAAAACCGGGTCACAAGATGGACTATCTTGCAGCTATCGGTGAGTATATCATTTCTAAGAAACCGGATGTTATTGTACACATAGGAGACCACTTCGATTTTGAAAGTCTTTCTAGTTATGACCGAGGCAAGAAAAGCTTTGAGGGTCGTCGTCTAGTGGCTGACCTTGAGGCGGGACACAAGGGGATGGAGCTTCTTCTTAAACCCCTGAAAGAACTCCAAGAGCGTCAACGTAACAATCGGAAGAAAGTTTATTCACCGCGTATGGTGTTCTGCATTGGTAACCATGAAGCCCGAGCTGATCGCTTTGCTAACGACAACCCTGAGTTTGAAGGTTTTGTTGGCGTGGAAGAGCTTAACTTGAGTAATTACGGTTGGGAGGTTTATCCCTATCTTAAACCTGCAATTGTGGATGGTATTAATTATGTACATTACCTCGCTAACCCGTTTACAGGTAAGCCATACGGCGGTAATGCACTGAATCAACTAAAGAACGTAGGTAAAAGTTTTGTTGTTGGACATAAGCAACTGCTTGATTGTGCTATTCGACCAACGCTTGATGGTCAGATGCAGATTGGCATTATCAACGGTGCGTGCTATCCTTTTGACGAACCCTACAAAGGGTTCCAGGGTAACTTCCACTTCCGTGGTTTGACTGTTCTTCACGAAGTGAAAGATGGTTTCGGTTGCCCAATGTTTGTTAGTTTGGATTATATTATGGAAAAATACAGTAAAGGTTTGGAAAAGACATGAGTTTTACAGCAACACATGGGCTTACCAGAACTAGAGAACACAATATTTGGTGTGGGATGCGACAACGGTGTTATGATTTTAATTGTAAAGATTATCCGAGGTATGGTGCTAAAGGTGTCCGTGTGTTTGAAGACTGGTTTGAAAGTTTTGAATCCTTTCTAGAGTACATGGGACCTTGCCCTGAAGGTATGTCTCTTGACCGTTACCCGAATAAAGAAGGAAACTACGAGCCAGGCAATGTGCGTTGGGCTACGCATAGCCAACAAAATCACAATCGTTCTGGTTTAAGGAATAACAAATCAGGGAAGACTGGCGTGTTTGAATTAAAGAGCGGTGAAGGTTTCCAAGCTTCTATTATGTTTGATAAGAAAAGACTACACCTTGGAACTTTTCCTACTTTTGAACAAGCAAAGAAGGCCCGAGAAGATAAGGAACTGGAACTTTTCGGGTTTATTAAAGATAACTAATGGAAAACAATCATGTCCCAAACTAAAAGGCAATCTCTAAAAGAAACTCTTACAAACACATTCGTGGGAATGGCTGGCAGTTGGCTTCTGATGATGGTATGCTTGAGTTTCTTTACAACACCAACAGCTATTGCTACGTCTAGCACAATCTTGTGTACGATTTGGAGTATTGGACGTGGCTATACAATTCGCAGATACTTTAACAAACAAGGAGCAAATTAATATGTATATTCAAGAGTTGCAAGATCGGATTTATCAAGGTAATATCAAAGCTGGCTGGTGGACTAATTTTCAAACGGGTCAAATTAAACCTAAAGGCGATGTGACCGAAATCCTAGCAAAACTTGCTTTGGTACATTCCGAGGTAAGTGAAGCTTTGGAAGGTGTACGTAAGGGCTTGATGGATGATAAGTTACCTCACCGACCAATGGCTGAGGTTGAAGTAGCTGATGCTATTATTCGCTTGCTGGATCTTGCTGGTCATGAAGGTTGGGATGTTGAAGGTGCTATTGAGGAGAAGCTGTTGTATAATGCTCGACGTGAAGATCATAAGATTGAGAACCGAATGAAAGAAGGTGGTAAGAAGGCTTAATAAGTAAAGGAGAGAAAGATGACAAACATTAAAGTATTAACTAACAACTTTGAGTATATGGGGCTTCCTCCGGGTTATAGAACTGAAGCCAATATTATGCCAAATGGTGAAGCTAAATTTCAAGCTAATGGGAGACTTTGGAGCCTTGAACCATCTGACTTCTGCTTGGTATTAAACAAGAATCCAGTAGACGAGTTTGTAAATAATTGCCCAAAGAAAGCAACAGAGTTTCTTAGTAAAGCTTTGAATCTTCTTGAGGAACGTGGTAAGGATTATGACCAACCAGAAGGTGAACGTTCTATGGGGCGTACTGTGACAGCGTTTAATGCTATTACCGGACACTCCCTTAAAGAGTCAGACGGCTGGCTAATTTTACAAATTCTTAAAGACGTTCGTCAGAATCAGAATCGAGATAGCTACCACGCTGATAGTGCTGAGGATTGTATTAGCTATGCAGCGCTTAAAGCTGAAGCATTAGCTGAAAATAAATAACAAATAATCATTGCAAACTAGGAAGAATACTGCTATAATGTTCTTCCTAGTAAAGATAAAAGGAGAGAAGATGAAAGTTAGTTTTGTACCGATGCAAGTAGACTATGTATGTCATATGGGCTCCGATGTAAACGTTGTTAACGCAGCACGTTGCTCCTTTGCAAAAGAAGTGAAAGAGTTTGATCTTGAGAAAGATACAAAACTTATTAACTACCTTGCTAAACACAACCATTGGAGTCCGCTGGCCCATACTAGCCTAACCATTCGAGTTAAAGCCCCAATCTTTATGGCACGTCAATTTGTCAAGCATCAGATTGGCCTTGTTTGGAATGAAGAGAGTCGTCGTTATATTGATGATACCCCTGAGTTTTATAAACCTAGAGAGTGGCGAACACGTCCAAAGAGTGTAAAGCAGGGTAGTGGTAGTGTTGTCGATTTTGAAGGCTGCGAATGGATTGATGAATCTTTTAATTTCCTGGTGACTGAAACACTGGGCGCATACAGTTCAATGATTGGAGATGGACTTGCGCCGGAGATGGCCAGGATGATTCTTCCTCAAAATACTATGACAAACTGGATGTGGACAGGTTCTCTTGTAGCCTTTGCCCGTATTGTTAAACTTCGTACAGAAGAGCATGCACAAGTTGAAGCACAAGAGCTTGCTAAGATGATTGAAGAAGTTGTAGCTCCGCTTTATCCTGTAAGCTGGGCCGCCTTAATGGAGCATATGAAGGTATGAAAGAAGAACAAGACAGTACACTAAAACTTTACCACAATCAGTACCTCAGTTTTTGCGACCTAGAAAAGCTAGATGATTGGGAAAAGGCTTGGAAAGGACAAGACAAAGAATTGTTTGAGAAGATTCTGTATACTAATGGAGCAGATTTAAATTTTGGCTACGTGGTTGAACAAGCTCTTCATGTTCCACGTACAGAACGTAATCAACGTAAGATGGACTTTGGGCCTTTAGTAAGATTTAAAGAGCGTTGTGATAAAGAGTTTGAACCATATCGTTGCGTTGAAGATATTTGCAGAGACCACCCTTCAAGCTTCACTAGGGCTGGGATGAGAGAGTCTTTGAACAGCGGTGTTAGTTTGAATGACATTATCCAAGAACGTCTTAGCATTCATCAGAAAATGATGAAGAATATGGCTGAGAAAGAGAAAAGTAATAAGGAGGGTGAATGATGCAAATTGCTGTATTTAGTGCTGACGATTGTGCTGGTTGTAAAGTTGTCAAGAACCTCCTCACCGAGAAAGGCATCAACTTTGAAGTAAAAGATATTATGAATAGTGATGTTATGGAAGAAGCACAACAACTTGGTATTCGGGGTATTCCGGTTACAGTGTTCTATCAGGATGGTATTGTTAAAGATTCTGTTGTAGGTAGTAGCCAAGAAGCTATTAAACGTATTATTGAGATTATTGAATAAGGATATGATGTGCTAACAAGAATTCAAACACCAACAGACAGCTACACCCGGTATTACCCTCGCATTGTGGAGCTTGCTAACAAACAGCTTGAAGAGCAGTTATGGTTTAGCTCAGAGATGAAAGTAGAGCTAGATCGCATGCAATTACTTTATGAGCTAAGTCCAGAACAACTACATGCTGTCAAGACTGTTTTGACTTTCTTTGTTCGTTATGAGCTTAGTGTTGGCGACATGTGGAAAAAGATTGCTGAGATTTTTCCACGACCAGAAGTCAAATTGGCTGCTAGTGTAGTTGAGATGATTGAGCGGGCAGTACATGCTGAATTTTACAATCAACCTAACCAGCAATTAGGTCTAGATAATGATGAGCATTATCTAGCTTACACTAAAGACCCTGAACTGAAAGAGCGGGCTGATTGGATTGGTCAATTGCTTACTAGTGAAGATGAGATCTTGGGGGTAATCATTTTCTCAATGATCGAGACTGCAATTCTATTTAGTAGTTTTGCAATCCTCAAAAGTTTTCAGAGTAATGGCTATAATATGATCCCTGTAATTGCACGAGGTACCAATCAGAGCGCCATCGACGAAGACCTTCATGGTATTATTAGTGCTGAGATTATCAACACTTATTACAATGAGCTTGGTACTACTCTGAAGGATGATAAGATTCGGTACGATCAGGTTTTGACAGCAGTTGATTATGCTTATGAACATGAATCTCGTATCATTGATATCGCAATTCCGGGTGATACATTCAACAGCGTTCCTAAGCAAGAATATAAAGAGTTTGTAAAGAAGCGTTTGAATGTTTACCTCAATCGTCTTGGGTTACCAGATCGCTTCGTAGTAGGTGAGTGTTCGATTACAGATTGGTTTGAGCTTAATACCTATGCGTATAAGGTAGTGGATTTCTTCACACCCGGTATGGGGATGGAATATGAAAGCTCTTGGGATGAATATGGTTTTGTACGGGGATGGAAAGAAAATTAATGATTGATTATTCAGCGCTGCGTAAAGATTTGCAAAACAAGGGAGAGATTCCGCACTGGTATACAACAGGTGCAACTCAGCTGTTCTATGAAAAATACAGCTATCAAAATGAATCAGTTAAGTCTAGGTTTACAACAGTTGCAAAAGCTTTGAGCCAACATGCACCTAAGACTTATCCGGCTTGGTGGGATGAGAATACATATACTTGTGGTAAAACGTGGGAGGATATTTTCTTTAATGTTCTATGGGACGGCTATGTAAGCTGTTCCACACCCTTGTTAGCCAACGGCGGGCTGCGTTTCCGGGGTACTACAGTGAGTTGTGCAGGGGGTTATGTAGGTAATAACCTGTTTGACCGTTACAATGCAGTTACAGAAGCGGCCATCCTTACTAAGCACAGTCATGGTACAAGTTACTCAGTTGATCATTGGCCTGCTGAGGGTGATAAGTTGAAGCGAGGAGGACGTTCTCTGGGTGTTATGCCCATCATTCGTGATTTTGTTGGTGCAATGGAGGAAACCACACAGGGTAGCCGTCGAGGTAGTTTGGCTTATAGTCTACGCCCACAGCACGGTGACTTTGAAAAGGTATTGAAGCATCTTTACGAGCGGACAGAATCAAACAACTGTGGTTGGCTGATTGATGATGACTTTAATCGTAAAATGGATGAAGAGGAGCCTGAAACCGAAGAAAAGTTCGGTAAGATGTTGGGTGTAAAGCTTCCTCGAGGTAAAGGGTATTTCACATTCATCTCTAAAATGAATCGTCACTTGGCTAACGCTTTTAAGCGTAAAGGTATGACAGTAAAAGCGTCAAACTTATGTCAAGAGACGTGTCTGCCCTCTGATGAGAATTATACCTTTAGTTGTGTAATCCTGAACTACAATCTTGAGTTGTGGGAGAGCTGGCCAGAGAAGTTAGTGTTCATTGGGCAGGTAATGGCAGACTGCAATATCAGTGAATACCTTGCGACGATGGATGAAATGACTCCTATGGACAAGCAGGCGATGCAGAAGATTTACCGATTCACTAAAGAGTTCCGTGCTCTTGGTAGCGGTGTTCTTGCATGGCATACGCTGATGCAACAGAAGAAGATTAATGTTTCGTCCTTGGATTGTATGTTCCTGAATAACAGGATCTTTAAGCACCTTGATGAAGAGTCTCTGCAAGCGTCTAAGTGGTTGGCTGGAGTGTTGGGTGAACCCCTTGGTTGTGAGGGCTTGGGCATTCGTAACGCTACACGACTGATGATGCCTCCAACAAAGTCTAGTGTAGAGTTGATGGGTGGTGGTTCAGAGGGAATCGGTTTGGACACAGCAATGGCATTTACTAAACAGTCGGCGGGCGGTGAGTTCTTCCGAGTGAACAAGGTTCTTGTTAAGTGGATTAAAGAGAAGGGTTTGGATTTTGATCAATGTGTTCGAGAAGTGATTGCTAACAAAGGTAGTGTACAAAAAGTAGATTGGTTGGATGCTGAAGAGAAAGCAGCACTTCTGACTGGCTTTGAAGTTCCGATGGAGGACTATCTGCGTCTTTGCTCCCAACGACAGAAGTATATTGATCAAGCGCAATCTATCAACCTCTATTTTACAAGCAATGATAGTGAGGAATATATTGGTAAGATCCATAAGATGGCGTTCAAGGATGAAGGGATTCTATCTTTGTATTACATCTATTCCATGCGTGGTGCTGGTGAAATTTCTCGTGTAGAGTCTTGTGAAATGTGTCAATGATTTTGTAGCCCCGTTAATTCGGGGCATTTTTATACCTATACAATAGACAAACTTGTATAAATCGTGTATAATGAATATACAACGTACTTATAAAACAAGGATAATTCAATGAATGAACTAAAAAGAGCAGAGTTAATCACAGCCCTCGCAAGGATTGGTGTTATTGCTTGTGTCAAACAAGGAATGTTTGATGCTCTGTTGGGTGGTGATGAGCCAGGAAGCCCTGCTGTAGCATTAAGGCTTGCTCAACTTCAAGATATTGCAGCAGAGCAAGGCATTCACCTAGAAGATCTTGATCAAGTTACAGATCTTATGAAGGCAAGACTCACCAACGCTGAACAAAATATTGGTAGAAACTCTAACACTCTTCGTAGTGTAGAAGAAGAACTTGAATTGGCTGACACAGCTATTGATCAACTTAACACAGCTCAATTAAGCATTAAGAATCAATTATCTAGTGTTGATACAAGTGTCAACAGTCTTCTTGAGAGTAATGCATCTCTGTTGTCTAGAGTTCAAACTACAGAGTCTGTAAACAGTTTCCAAGATGCTGCAATTGAAAGTCTTGAAGATATGGTGACAGGTAATGCAGCAGGTGGCCTTAAAGACCTCACCAATAAACTCTCTGAAAAGGCTGACTTAGAAGATGGTAAGATCCCTTTATCACAGCTTCCAGAACTCCCTACTGGACGTAAGGTTACTGTAGAAGATGCTACTCAAAGACTCACCCTTACAGAGCACTCAGATATTACTATTGCCTACCAACAAGACAATGGTGTTGGGTACATCTTAGGAGCTGGTGCTGATCCTTCACTATCTTCTAACTGGCAGCCACTCACCAATACCCAAGTATCTGGTATTACATCCTTTAACAGTCGTACAGGAGTTGTTTCACCAGCTCCCGGAGACTACACAACTGCAATGGTAACTCCTACTGCTGAACGTGGGTATGTAAGTCCTACAGATCGTTCCCGCTGGGATGTTAAAGCTACCCCTGAGAGTGTAGAGGCGTTTGTTGGAGCTTTGCGCACAGAAATCTCTCAGAACTATGTAGCGGGTAATGCAGCAGACTTTCTAAAGACCTCAGATACAACTGTAGTTAAGCGTAGTGAATTGGGGATTGTTAGTGGTGTTGCAACTCTTGGTGCAGACGGTAAGGTTCTCACTAGTCAGCTACCACCTTTAGGGCTAACTTCGGCACAGCTAACAAGACTCACTAACGTTGAAAGCTTGGCTGCTTTTGCTAATGAGAAGGGTGATAGGGCTGCTGAAAACTCTGTCGTTTTAGATAGTAGACTCAGTGCCGTAGAAGCTTCAGGTACATCTCTTACCAACGTCAATAACAAGGTTATCTCACTAGAAGCCCAACAAGTAGATACAGACTCTGCTATTGTAAGGATTGATAGTCTGGATGTTGTCCAAAATACCCGACTTACTGAACTAGAAGCTAAGGCAGCTACGGCTGGTATTCCTTATAGTGAGAAAGACACAGCAAGTGGCGTAGCGCCATTGGACAGCAGTCGGAAAGTGCCTTTGGTGAACCTGCCAACATTTCTCCCTCAAAGTGCCCGTATCTACCGTGATGTGCTTGCTTCACGTTCTATCGGTAACTGGGTAACTAACACCAGTAAAAACGAAATGATAGTACATTTACGCTCTAAGCAGACAACATCTGCTTCTTTCTATCTTCGATCACTAATTAACGACTTGCCTAATGCCAGTGCGTCTAATTTTGTAATCCGAAGTGGTGCACAAAACACCACCAACTCTCGGTGGTTAACGCTTACCCTATACGTTCCTGCTGGCTGGCGTTATCAGATAACAGGCGACGGTGGTGTAATAAAAGATAATATCGAAACTTGGTACGAGTTTAGCTAACGTCATAAAGCCCTTCCTAACCGAAGGGCTTTTCTTTGCTTAAAATAAAGTGAAAATAGTTGTTGACAAGCCACACCGGCGGGTCTAAAATTCACACCAACATTAAACGAAATGGAGGATACAAAATGGAATATGATTTTAGCTTTATGGGCATTGATCTTGTACAAACCGGTAGCGCTTGTCTGTGAAAAGATTATTGCGTGATCTTGTCTTAGCTATTATAATCTACGCTGTCATTATTTATGCTTTCATAGATGTAATGAAAGAAAAGGATAGGCAGAAGAAATTAGAGCTTGACAAGAAGGATGAGGTTTTAGATAATAGGGCTGCTGTAAAAGATACATTTGAATCGTTACACAAAAATACTTTTTATGAGGAGAGACGAGGAAATAAAGATGGTTAAAGTTAAACCAGAAGAGCATATTGGGAAGAAGTTTGGAAGACTTACTATTCTTTCTATTAGTAATTTAGAGCATAAGGGTGGTAGAAAAAGAAAGCACTTTGACTGTTTATGTGAGTGCGGGAACACGTGCAGTCCTTTGTGCTTCTCTGTACTGTCTGGAAATGCAACAAGCTGCGGTTGTTATTTTCAAGAAGTTAGTAAAATATCTCGATGCCTTAAGAAGTATGATGAGGGTGAAGAAATGTTCACTTCTAGACCTATCTATACTGTTTGGCAGAACATGAAGGCAAGGTGCAACCGAAAAAGCCATCCAAGCTATAAAGACTATGGTGCAAGAGGTATTGATTTTCCGGTGCGCTGGATTAAATTTTTAGGCTTTTATGAGGATATGGCTGAAGGATATGAAGAGGGTCTTGAATTAGACCGTATTGATAATAACAAAGGTTATTCTAAAGAGAACTGTCGGTGGACAAGCCATAAAATAAATACTTGGAACACCAGAGCAAGAAAAGGCTCTAGATCTAAGTATAAAGGTGTGTGGTACGATAAGAAAAATAATAAATGGTGTGCTGAGATTAAACATAATGATATCAAGTATCGTTTAGGGTGTTTTGTTGTTGAGGTTGACGCAGCAAGAGCTTATGATGTAAAGTGTGTTGAACTTCGGGGTGAATATGCTTATACAAATCATCAGCAATTTCCAGAAGACTTTATTTAAAGTAAAAGAAAAGGGCTCCTATTTAGGAGCCCTTATTTATGACTATTGCTTTTTAAGTTTAGCTTCAATCTCCGCTTTCTTAACTTTACCAGTCCAGTAATTCTGCTTGGTATTTAGATTGTCTACTCTTCGATTGATCCTTTCGTGGTTCTGATCAATTTTATGTTCAAGTTCCACCACTTTCTCACCAAAGAATTTAGCTCTTCCTTCTCGGGTATTCTGATAGGCAGTCAACTCTTCTTTCAGAAGCTTTAGTTTTTCATCAAACTCTTTACTGTCTTTGTACATCTGATCAAATATCTCTACGCGCACCGTTTCCATCTGAGCATAATTATACTGACGTGTAGCAATATTAGTCAGGAGCGTAAGCGCAAGAATCAAAATCACAACTTGTGAAATCAGAGACAGCCACCTGATCCATACACTGTACTTCTCTTCAGAGAGCTTCTCGATCAGGTTCACTTGGAGTTCCCCCCTTGTTGCACAAGCTTAAGAATCAAGTCTAGGCGGTTACTGATGTCGTTCAAGCGCAATTCAAAATTACGACTAAGGCGATCTTCAAGTTGTTGTGCAGCTACTGTTGTCATTGCAACAGACTGCATCTGATACAAACGTTCTTCTGTCTTCTGATTAGCATTGTAGAGCCACCCAGTTAACAGAAAGAGTAGAGATATCAAGGCATTCTGTAGTGTTACAATTGTTTTATCCTTCTGTTCCGACATACTACTTCTCCCCTTCAAGCGTGCTTCTTATTTTTGTGAGTTTATCATTACAGCGTCCAAGATTTGATGTTTGTTCAAGCCACGCAGTGGATAGAGAGACTAAATCAGTATTGGAGTTGCCGGAGAGTGTTGGTGGTGGGCTGACATAACAAGGAGAAATGTCTAGATTTTGCTTATTATTACTGCACCCTGCTATTAACATCATACAAGAGACAATGATTAACCTCATCAATTATCTCCCCTGCAATTCTGATGTGCGGCGTTATCCTTACAAAACCCTTCTAATAAACTTTTATTCATCAGTTGTGTGTTTGAAGAATTACTTTGTTTGGGTTGAGAGATAGATACTTTTGGTGTTGCAGGGTTTGGGTTATTAACAAGCTCTTCCTGAATCTCTTTTACCTTTCCCTTGATTTCTTGTGTACCACTCTCAATCACAGAGTCGATCTGTCGTTGAGGGAGGATTACAGGAGAGGAGTTTGATTCCAGTTGTGCCTTCAGTGAGGCTAGGTCTGAATTCACTGTGCTCAGCTGTTGCATCAAATCCACATTCTCTTTTTTAAGGAGGTCAATTCTATCAGTCTGAGAAAAGAGCATAAAGACCAAGATTCCACCCACACACAAGGTGATAATACCAGCCCACACATGCAAATAATGATCCTCACTTAAATCAAGCCACACATCATTAAGACGCTTAATTGCTTCGTGAATCTTTCCCATCTAAACGCCCTCCCTCATAAAGTAATATATTCTTTTTCTTCCATTCAACTAAAGAATCCATCCTATTCTGCCATTGCTCAAGACAGGAGTTGTTAGCAATATAACCATCCATCAACGTATCAACACCCGTACCAGCACTAGTAGCTACGCAGGGGTACGTTAACATAGTATCAGGAGGCGCAATCAGGATGTTTCTTGTTGACTCTGCAGAAGGACTCGAAGAGCAGCCTTGTAGCATCATCACTAAGCTCAATACCACCAGTATCTGAGTTTTCATTATCTCCTCTCCGCTTAAGAAGGTTATTCTCTTTCTTCAGTTGAGCAATAGATGCTTTAGAAGAGGAGAGTTGTTGTTCTACTTCAAGTCTTTTATCTTGCTCTTTAACCAGAATTTCTTCTGTTGCTTTAGCAGATTGTCTTAACAACTCAGCTTCTTTGACTTGACGTTCAAGAGAAGCTTGGAGAACATTCACTTCACTCTTAAGACCACCAACCTCTTCCTGAGACGATGAGTAGGCATTCCACGTAAAGAAGAATGCCCCAAGCAAGATACTGATAACAATGTAAGGAATAAGCTTAATCCAGTTTATTGTCATCTTGCTTCTCCTGTTCAGGGTGGTATTCCCACAGAGATTTCTGCTTGATCATGCGGGCAATTACGGCTAATAGGTTAAAGAAGAAGATAGTCCCCGCATATACACCCTCTGACAACAACGGTTGTAATACACCAAAAAATGGAAGGATACTTTCTACAAACACTAAGCAAGCAGAAGCAATCATGGCCCAAAAAGAATATGTTCTTAAAACACGCCGCCAATTAGGAACTACTGTTAACTTGGTTGATGGGATAGTAATCTCTGTTGCTGTATCTTTAGTCAGAGGAACTTCTTTCTTTTCTTCAGATTCCATAGAAAGCCTTTGCCCTTGCTAAACGCTTACGACGATCTTCAATACCATTTAAAGCCCCGTTAACCCTACGTGTAACAGCTTCTAGATCATCTGCATCAGCAAGCTCATTCAAGCCTTTAGTCTGCCAAAACCAGCATGCAACCAATGTCGCAATTAGATTGTCTTCACTAACACGCTCAGGACGATTAACAAGATCAAGCTTAAGGCTATTCTCAGCAGCTTGGTAGTTGGCCTTGCCTGTAAGTTGGATCAAGCCACGCCCAATATATCGGAAACCGTCTCCCTTCTGCGTGTTACCAAGGTTCTTACGCCCCCAATCACCACCATAAATCTCATTAGCGATTGCTTCTTGATTAGCAGCTTTACCTTGAGAGCGTCCATACTCAAGAGCAGCACCCTCAGAGATACGATGACGACCGAAAGTTTTAAGAAGTCCCTCTACGCTGTAGTTGAGGTTTTCCTTGAGGGCTGTGAAGCCTGCCGATTCATGTCCAATCTGAGCAATGAAATGTGCTCTGCGAAGTGGGGTTGAGATACCAAAGCGATCCATTGTGTTATTCAAAGCACTCACCCAAACTGCTGCAATATCCTCAGATACTCCTGCAAGCTTAGATAAGTCTTCAATTGTCATTGTTTTCATAGTTTATTTCCTATAAAATTAATTACCGTGAGCTTTCCACCTACTATTACCAAAGAGCCTTACGCCGCCATATAGAAGCCAAGCTCTCCATCTAGCAATACCAGAAGATCTTAGAGCATTAAGAAATACTCTATCTGAATCTTTCCTATTTAATGTTTGAGTAGAGTAAAGCCAGTCGTGGATAATTGCAGCAGAGTGTCCATATTGACCAAGAATAGTGAATAGAAGAGGAAGCCTTGGTACAGATGCAAAATCAGAGATAAAGTCTCTGTCCACTGTGATGTCACCAAAATCAGGATCAAGGTATGTGAACTCTGATAAAAGCTTCCAGTATTTTCTATCTGGTTGTAGTTCTACTTGCAATGTGAACGGGAATCTTTTCATTTAATAGACCGCAATAATAACAGAGTAACCTGATACTTGCGGGTTACTAATAGAGCCCCACGAAACTGTTTGAGTTGATTCATTAAAACTGAAAGTTGGGACAGGTACGCCCCAAAAGCTAGTGTTGTTATTAATATTTGGGGAGGCAAATGCAATAGGTGTGCCTGTGTTTAGTCCAAGAACAACCCTACTCCCAGCCCCAGTGCCTATATTGAAGCTGTCTAGAAATCTTGTTAATCTACTAGAGGTTGTAAATTGTAAAGTCCCGTCTGCGTTGTAAATTTCTAGGCCTTGCATCAATCATAACCTCTCACATCTGTTACTATGTAGGGTGCTCCATTATAATTGTTAATTATAACCCCAGGGCTGGGATTTTGTATAGGGATCTGTTTTAAAGAAGATATCCCCAGACCTTCATAAGAAATCCCGGCGCCCTGACTCAATATTCTTGGGGAGTTTGTTGAAAGCATCCTAAATGCTAAGCCTCCCTGGCCAGCTCCAGTATCTTGTTGAATAAGTTGCCCAGTAAAGCTTGGAACCATTACTGCATATTTTCCACCACCTCCGTAATTATAGAAACTAGGTTGAGAGGAGACTGAAATTGGTATGGCTCCAACAATTCTATTCATCTTGCTTAATGAATCAAAAGTCAATACGCCATTTTCATTAAAAACTTGAAGTCCATATTTAGAATCTACAGGAACTTGTTCCCGAAAAATATAAAAAGTAACAGCAACTCCCGCAGTGGCGCCTGTACCCACCCTATATGATCTTTGTCCGTTTTGTTGAACAATGCATATTGGGAAGAAGCTTGAAGGACAGTAGACAAATATGAGGTCACTCGCATTAGATGTAGTATATATAGCCCCTGCGTAGTTTACCTCCCCCCATGCGTTATTGCTGGAAATAATTGTCTGCGAAGATACCAGACTATAATTTCTCCAGTTTGAATCTACTTGTACAGTATCAAAATTGTTGAAAACTTGTAAACCAGCCGGCATGCCAAACTCTCCTTTAAATCAAAGACTTCCTTGTCTTTATTTGCTTTAAGTCCAAATGCCCATACGAACCCTTAAAGTTCCATTAGAATCAAATACTCGTACAGATTGATTATCAATCTTCATTTGACCTTGACCCGCGAGTGATCCATTAATCTCAAATAACCCGCTTTTGTATAGCTTCCAGCCCGTCTGCCCTGCAACATAATTATTAGACTGTACGCTGTCGCTAATCTTCAAAAAGTCTATGCTGGCATTTTGGATGATCGCGGAGTTCATGTAGACACTACCACCTTGGACAATAAACGGGCTTGTGACTTGTCCATCAATCTGATTCAAGATTGCAAACCTATCAGCAACAAACAACACTTGAGATTGCATACCCTCTGGGGTGTTCTCGATCCCGATCCCCATGCCCGCGCCGTAGTACCTACCATTAACGTCAATACCAAGCTTGATGGAGTACATTACTTCAAGCTCACCTTTGAGCTGTTCAATCTCAATACTTGCCCCACCACCAGAATCAATCTTCTCAAGTAGGTTTGACCCAAGCTGTGTCTCAGTAATTTGACCAGTAAGGTAGTCAAGAATCTCAGTTGCTTGAGCAGAAGCACTCCCACTTACCCAATTTGACCAAGGGCCGATATTACCCGTCTTATCAACAAGCCGTGCTCTATAATGGAATGTCTGTCCAGCACTCAGCCCTGCTTGAGTGTAGGTGTTCAGAGGATAAGCAAATGTACCCAGAAGAAGCTCTGTTCCATCATCTACAGGATTAGTGTTATATTGAATCTCTGTATAGTTGGTATCTGTAGCCCCAACAGGGAAGTTCCAATCAACCTTAATACCAAACACTTGAGCACTTGTACGAAGGTTTACAACAGCAGGAGGAGCACCCTCTTTCCCAACAACATTGGTAAGAACAGAGGTAGCTGGTACAGATTGAGAGTCAATAGCATTGTAAGCTCTTACTCGTGCAAGATACTGTCCTGAATAAACACCTGTAATATCAACACTAGTTGCACCAGTGCGAGGCATCCTAATCCACTCTTTGTCATCCTTACGCCATTCTACAATATAGTAAACGGCGTTTTCAGGAGCATCCCAACTGATTGTCATTGTTGTTACAGCCATGGTTTGTTCAACCATCGTATTGCTTGTAATCTTGACATTGGTTGGTGGGGCTTGTACGCTTGGAGGAATTACTGTAATTGGCCTGTCTTCCCGTCTTGCACCAGTATCAACAAACTCATACTTATTAGGATCATGAAAGACCGCTTCAATTGAAACAATGTGAGGCTCTTCTTTTCTTACCTTAGTTACCCTAAACTGTTGTACAGCTAAATCCTGGGCATCAATAGACCACTGAGCCTCTGCTTCTGGAAGTTCTGAATATTGAACTGTTACACCCAATACTCTACCATCTTCAGCTACGGAGTTAACTGTTCTCCCCTGACTAATACCACTTGGAAGGTTAAGGATGAGAATATCACCAATCTTAGCCTGTGATGGTCTGTCTAGCACAACACTAGAACGTGAGTTAACAGAACGAATACGACCACCGATAGGACGACCCGCAAGCAAAGGATCTGCAATACCAATGATGTGTCCGGGCAGAGGAATATCACCTTCCAAGCCAGTCTGAAAGCTTACTGTCCGGTTCTTACTATTGGTGTACAATGCCCACTTGCCACGTCTCTGAGCTTCAGATTCACTAGTACAGCCAATAGCCGTAATCTCTAGAAGGTTGTCACCATATCTACGTTGCAAAGCTTGGTCATAAACAGCCGTTGTATCACTATTGTAGAGGTTGTCTGGATTGTCATAAGCAATGATAGCACGACTGTAGACGTCACGTTCACTACTGCCAGCATAAACAAACTTACCGTCAATTACGTTAGTGCGTGAGAAGTTGTAGTCAATGTCCCGAGGCATATCAGCAATAGAGGTCATCATACTCTTAGACCAGTACGTCATACCACGATAGATAGCTGCAATATCACGTAATACTGTCCAAGCTTGTTGCCTTGATTGGATGTATACGTTGCAAGTGAAGCGAGGCTCTTGTCCTCCTTTACCGTCACTAACAAGTTCATCACAGTATTGGGAGATTCTGTATAGCTCCCACTTATCAATATTGTTTGCTTTGATGCGCTTACCTAATCCAAACCTCTCATGGATCATAATCCCATAACCAATCCACACAGGGTTGTCTGTCCAAGCACTTTTAAATGTACCATCCCATGCACCAGAGTAGATACGATTGACAGGATCATAGTTACTAGGTACAGGCCAACTTCTGCCTTTGATTCTTACACTAATCTTAGGGATGTTCTGGAATGTTGCAGCATCGAATTCAACAAACAACAAGGCTGTGTTTGGATAACGAAGCTTAGCATCAACAATCTCAGTGATGCCGCTAACGAACATTGAGTTCTGAAGTGTTGCTGTAGTGCTGTCTGGTGTAAGCCTGCGGACACGTATTTGCCAACCACTGGTTGCTGTTGGAAGATCAATACGTCTACTACGCTCATAAGGTGTGGTTGTCTTACCTACAACACTTTCTTGTAGTTGTGTTACATAAGGGCCACCATCTGTAGAGATATCGATTGCGTATTCTACAGAAGTTCCTGTCAAATCTCCATTAGACTGTTGCTGTTGAAGAGCAGGCCAGCGCATACGAACACGTACAGCAGAAAGAGATGTATTGGTGATTGCCCGAATGTATGGTGTGCCTACTTGAAGATTGTAGTTTAAACCAAACTCATTCTCTACAGAAGGCATACCTTTAATGTATTCTTGATCTTGAGAGCCTGAGCGATATTCCCACTTTACATTCTGAAAGTTTAGATTACCGTTAGAGTCAGCAAGAGGAGTATCGTCTAAGTAAATGTCTCGTGCTGTAGGAACCCCCTCAAACTCACCCTCACCAAGAGCAAGAAGAATCTTAGCTTTAGCAATAGAGCGGAGACTGTCAGCAGACTCTACAGGTTGGTATTGCTTCTTCTCACCACCCTTGTTACCTTTGATTTGAAAATCTTCTGACACTTCCTTCTCCTAAATTCTTTTCAATTATGCATATTCTTCTGCTACAATAGATGCTGAGATGATCGCACCGCCGATCTGACGGGCTCCTCCTAAAATAGCTATGGGATTCCCTTGTGCGACCGTATTCACAGCACCGCCGAACGATGCCGATGGGCGGTTGTCAGGGTCTTCCCTACTCTTCAACCCTTTCGCCTGTGGGCTAAGCATTTGAATAATACCACCAGCCAACAAAGCAAGACCGGGAGCTACCAAGAATGCTGCTGGAGGAAATACGACACCAACGACAACTAATACAGCCCCAAGGATTGTCTGAAACAGACCATTGCGTTTACTACCAGAGACAATAGGAGCAATGCGGATATCTCTAGTACCGCCCATCTTAAGAAGATCTTCAGAGATATTTTCTTTGCCGTTGAATACAGCAAACTCAAGATTATTTTTCTTAGACTCCATCAGGTACTTTTCAAAGCCAGGGATAGTTACACACAAAGCTTTAATTGCTTCTGCTGGACTGTTCACAGCAAGCTTGTGTACCCTGCCGAACTTTGCACCCATCTTACTGTAGAGCCTAACAGTACGCATTGTATTATTAATCACAACTAATCTCCTACACTCTTATGGCGAAGAATATAACTTGTCTTCTCAGCCCAATACCCACCATAAATTTCTTTCTTAGACAGCTTCCCAAACATGTGATGAAGCATCATACTGTTACCTACATAGATACCACCATGATTCTCAATATCAGCACGAATCTTCATAACAATCACGTCATGTTCTTTGAGAGTTCCGTCTGTTACTTTGAAGAACCCTTCTTGCTCATGCAATTGCCCGTAAAGATCTTCTCCTTGCTCCCACCACCACCTAGAGTGCTCATAATGATTAATGTGAATATTGAGATTTTCTTTGTAGTAGTCTTTAATCAAACCAACACAATCTAGACGTGTTCCGTGGCAGAACGGTCTACCCTCAAGTGGGTAATACTGTGGTGTAATAACCCTTAAGTCTTTCTCAGGATAAGATACAATAATCCAAGGAATTTCCATCTGACTGCATACTGCACTATCTCTTACAGATGGTTGTGTCGTATGATCGCAGTGACTATGCACAACAGCAAGAATCTCTCCTTGATCTTCAGCTTCAGCGTATGCTTCAGGGGAGATGACAAACTCGTCTTCTTGATGTTCTGTATCTGCTGTATTAATACAAGGGATATAAATCTTTTTACTTGTAGCTTTAACGATCAACCCACAACATTCTTTTGGGTATTCTTTCTCAGCGTGAGCAAAGATTTGCTTTTGCAGAGTCTTATTTAAGATGTTCAATGTTATCTCCTAACTTACTATATTCAAAAGATAACTATAACATATAAATAATATAGTTGTCAATATTTAACGGCCAATTAGATTCGAAGAAGGAAACGCCCCGAAGGATAGTTCATTATCCTCGCCAAACCTAACTTTACAACTATTAAGAACACCTGCACAAACGTCTTCAGAAGGATCATCCGTTGGGTTGTCATTTACATCATACATCGGGCCTTGGTAGTTACAATCGGGGCCTCTATACTCACCCCGCAGGCACCATTCACAGCTTGCTGTAATCAAACGCGCTGGAATAATTTGTCCTCCGAGATCCGCTGGGTTTGAAAGCTTCCAGCTAATAGTCACATTATCTTCCTGAATCTTAGAATCAATATAATATGTTTCTACAAACTCTTGAGTAGCATCAGCATCAGGATTACCACCAACAAAGTTAGCAGCATCCAGATAATGAGACAGAGTTTGTCTGATGGACACTTTAGCCTGAACCAGATCATCAAAGAACAAACAAAGGGAGCTGATAGTTCCGTCCACATTACTTACCGAAAGACTAGGCTCTGTAGGCTGGCCAGAGCTATCAGCTTCAATACCTTCTACTTGACAGGGGTATGCAGTGTACTGATTACCTTGCCAGATAATTGGAAGACCAACCCCTTGGCGGTCTCCAACGACCCCCGAACCAACAACAACATCAGTCTCTCCTGCGTACCAGCTTAATGAACCTGCATACAAAGGCCTCATGATATTTTGAATTTGTTGTTCAGTAAATGCTATATTGTGCCCATGGAAGCGAAGAATGTCCCCTCCGAAAGAAGTGCAATCAACTTCAATAAGAGTAACTAAACTTCCAGGTTCTAACTTTTGCACATCATTACGAAGCATAGTTACTCCTAATAAAACTATTCGGATATTTGGAAAATTCCATTTAATAACTTAACCAAAACCTTTTGTTCTGGGTACGGGGTGTATACAGGTTCCAGCTTTGTTCTGTATAATCCCCCATTAAGCCTGACACTGAGGTCACCCTCCTGGGAGCCTAAGCCTAGCAGCACGGGTGTTGAACCTTGACTTGTTGTTACTGAGATACTTCTAAAGTCGATAATAGGATCAATTTGGGTTTTTACCCAAGCAGCGTATTGTTGGCGACCTGTGAAAGTGAGGTGGGCCTGATCAGTATCCCATGATAGGTTGTCAGCTACACTATTAGGTGTTGGTGTAAAGGTCACGCCAGTCTTTGAATTAGCTACCGCCTGATTTGCAGAATCGTATTGATTGTATAGTCTGTTGGCTGCAATATTCCGGGGTGCCCCTAGAATACCAATCCTGGCGTTTGGCTGCCTAATTCTTATCTTATCAACAAGAGCACTCATTGCAGTTTGATAATCACTGACACTTACGTTAGCATAAGTGTCATTTACCCCGGTACTGACCAATACGAGGTTTGCTGGCTTATCAGCTACTGCTACCGTGGAAGATGAGAAATTATTATACTGGGAGTTAAGGTCTGATGTTTTTGCGCCGCCAAATGCAATCGGCTGGATATTGTATACTGAGTTATTCAGTAAATAGGGCCAATCATTCTGTGCAGCCATCCAGCTATCTCCAACAGCTTGTACCACAACCAACCCCCGATTGCCCCATGGAGATAGTGCTCCCTCATTATCCAACTGTATAGACCTGAGGGCACATGTGCTGGTGCCAGAAAACTGAGTAACCGGATCAGAGAACAGTTTAAGAACAATTGTGTGCATGGATGCATTTGGCAGAGGTATAACTAAACTTTGATTACTAGTTGTACTTAATGTATACAAAACGGCTGGGCCAGAATCTATATTTACAACGACAAAGTTACTTCCAGTTACGGATAGGTCTAGAATTATCTGACCTGTTCCTTCTACTCTGAAACGTATTTGGCTGCCCTGCCAGTAACTTCTTGCTGAGGAATTTGATAAATCCCACCTACCTGCATAGTATATACTCTCATCATCATATGGAATATTAATCATGCTAGTTCCAATCTCAAAGGACTCTGACCTGCGTAGCTAGTCCATGTAGTTTCATTATAGTTCGACCAAATTGTACCTTTAGTTGGGTCAGTAAGTAGTCGATAAACTGAATCTCCGCCTGATAAATTTATCAAACTAAATACGAAGAAATATGTAACACCTGCTTGCAAAGTTAAGTTAGCTGGAAGAGTAAACAATTTTGCACTAACCGTCGCAGACGTGAATTGTGCTGTTGTTGCTGTTGCCAAAACAGTGCCTGTGTTACTACCTGAGCGTATTTGCAGTTGCACTGTACCAACACCCGGATAAGAAGCCTCAACTTGTTTTCTCATAGGAACGCTGACACTTTTTATTGTTCTTGTTATAGTATTCACAAACGGAATGCTAGACCTGGTAGTGAAACTACCCGCTGCAACACTGAATAAACCAGTATCCCTTGCCGAGTCATAAGGCCAACTAACATCAACATAAGGGTTGGCCAAAACATTTACTGTTTGACTGGCTGCATCGCTGATGTTTCCAGCAGCATCTCTAGCCCTGGCATAAACAACTACGCTCCCTACAGACTCTGTATTGTAGATAGGAGGTTTTGTGACTGACCATTTAGGGTCGCTAAGCGCTGGGGTTTGTGCTGTTTCACCAAGCCACCAACCAGTTACTCCAACATTATCAGTAGCATCGAAAGATGAGATTGCTAGCGGTGGTGGAGTATTACCAACTATAACAAAAGAGCTTACAACAGGTTTATCAATATCTGGTGGCGGGACTACCATGAAAAAGGTATAAAGTGGTGGATTTTCTGGTTGTTGTTCATAAATTCTAATAGGAATAGAATTTATAATAGGGGTGGAGGGATCTGTCCTATCTATGGCAATGTTATCCCCAGCAGTAAGAAGTCTTTCATATGGAGAGAGAATAGAAGGTATGTCTTCAGGCTGCACAGCACTATCAGCAAGTAAGCCTTGAGCTGCTGATGCAAACTTGCTGCTACTTAGATATGCAGCCGATCCCAAATCTTCTGGTTGAACTGCGCTTTGCGCAAGAGCTAACGCTGTAGTTGCTGCCTGTCCTTGCTCGTTTGTGGCAAAAGCATTTGCATCAAGATATGCAGCGGTACCTAATGAACTTGGTTGAACGGCGCTAGAAGCCAGTAACCCTTGAGCTGCTGTGGCTGACCCTACATTAGCTGGGGTAAGCGTTACGTTACCTTGATTATTAGGTAAAACACCATTTACACTTTTAACAGTACCCGGATCTGGCTCATTCTCAAGCGCAGTTACACGAGTATCAATCTCATCAAAGTTCTCATTCACCTTAACGAACGCTTCCCTAGCTGTATCACCATCTGTCCCGTCTAGAGGAATTGTTCCTAAATCAATATCTTGTATTGCCATAATTTATTTCCTCTAGGGAGCAAAAGCCTCTTCAAATGTTGTCGTAAGACGAAATACGTCTCTAGCGTAAGGAAGCACTTGCCAAGTTTCAGCTCGGAAAAGTTTAAGTTCTCGTTTAGGTGTACGCCACGCAAAACTCATATATCCTTTATGTTCTTTAAGGAAGTTCTCAACCTCTAAAACATCTTCCCAAAGACCTGCATAAGAGACAGCCCACGAATCTACAGAAGATTGTAGCCCTTCTCCGCTAACTTGGGCATAACTATCACCAAACTGTGCTTTCCTTACAACAAACCGGGTCTCCCCGGAATCATTGGCTAGAACAGGGAATTTAAATTCTTGTAAAGCCATTTATCATCCCTCATTTAATTCTTTTAAGGGGGCGACATTTCTATCGCCCATTCATTTGACGCCAGATTTGACCTCCAGGCTTAAGACCGTTGGAGATAGCACGTTCACATTCAGACTTAATAGCTTGCTGTACAGCCTTACCTTGGCCTTCTTGGTTGGTAGAAGATGAGTTGCCTTGTCCCCCCATACCACCATCTGTTTGAATAGTGACACTTACAGGAGCAACAACAGTAGATCCACCACCCATACCTTTAACACCTAGTTGACCATCACTTGTACGAGTTAGTGGCAGAATAGCTTCAGGGCCAGCTTCACCCATTACACCAATACCAGTTCCTGTACCGAAGGCTGTAGGACGGTTTACGATGGAATTAGTGAAAGCACCACCATTAGCGAAGTATTCAACACCACCAGAGAAGGCTTTACCTTTAGCAGCATAACCCGCAAATGCAGATCCTGTATTTGTCGTAGCAGAAGTGGCTGCACTAGCTCCGGCAGATGCTGCTCCACCAAAGCCACCAGCAAAACTGCCGATAATACTTGTAAGGATTTGGTTAGCTGCAATCTTAGTTGCCATGGCAGCAAGGTCTTTAAGAATACTTACTGTCAGGTCTTTGAAGCTAAGTTTACCAGTAGTAACAAAACCTGTGAGAGCGTCTTCCATACTGCTGAAAGCAGAAGTAAACAAGCTCTGTGTCATACCAGCAACATTTCGACCTGCTTCAGCCCAATTCTCATAAGCCTTCTTAGCACCATTTACCCAGTCGCCTTGCATCTGATCTTGCTTGGCGTAATAGTCTTCCATCAAACGTTGACGTTCTGCCAGAGTTACAGCAAGTTGTGCAGTAGCTTCTTGGTAACCACCATCAGAGAGACTTCCTTCTCGGTTTTGCTTACCAAACTCTTGAAGTTGACGCTGGTAATCTTGTTCAAGACGATTACGTTCTCTCAGTCGCTCTGCTTCTTTATCAGAGCTTGTAGCCCCAATCAAAGCATCTTGATACTTCTGACGATCTACAGCAATCTGTTGGTCAAGAGCAGCACGGACAGTGGCAAGCTTCTCAAGTTCTTTCTGAGCAACAATCTCTTTCTGTACTTCAGCATTCTTTTGCTGTTGAGCAAGCAAAGCTTCTTTGTTAGCCAAAAGACTTGTTTGTTCTTTGGTGAGCTTTTCAGTGAGTTGTTTCTGTTCAATTTGTCTAAATTGTTCACGAAGCTTAATCAGCTTTTGTTCTTCGGAAGTAATCCTATCTGTTGCATCACGTTGTGCAATCAAAGACTCTTCTTGTTGTTTCATTGTTGCAAGAAGGCGAGCACCGGAATCTTCTCTGACAACGGGGGTTTTTGTACGGGCTGCACCACGTTTCTTCTCAGCCTCTTCAGCTTCCTTGAGACGTTTAGTTGTTGCAGCTACAGTATCTTGATATTGCTTCTCAGTTTCAGCAGATACGGATCCTGCTGCCTTAATATTGTCATACTCTTTACTCAGATCAGTAAGTTCTTTCCTGAGTTTCTCAGTAGTAGACAAACTTGCCTGATATTGAGAGTTCAACCTTTGACCAGATGCTACCGCACGGTCTTGGGTTCGTTGCTTAAACGCTTGTTGCTCTGCAACTAAACGCTCACCTTCTTGTTGATCTTTAAGTTCTTCTACATACTGCCTAGCAATCTCTACTTCTCTTTCACGCTCAGGGAGAAGCCCTTGGCGTCCACGATATGTAGCGTTACGAGCACCTTCGGCAACCCTGACAGCCTCTTGTGCTTCTGCGAGCTGATCTGCGAACGTCTGCTCACGACCAACATCAACGATAGCATCAAGGGCAAGCTTTGCAGCACCACTAATAGCTTTCCAACCTGTCTCAATAATACTAAGATTTTCTTTGATACCGGTTGTACGAGATTGCAGAGTGTTAGAGTAAGTTTCAATAGCTAGGGTTGCAGCATCTTGTGTTCTTCCCTGATTCTCCAATGCTTGAATTTGTTCAAAGACAGAAGATGTTAGGAAGTGATATTTACTATTAAGATCAAGAATTGCTTTACTTGGCTCTTTAGCCAGAGCTTCAAATTCACCTACTGTGTCACTAACTGCTTTACCCGTTACAGAGTTCATCCGAACAGCGGCTTCAGCGATACTGTCAATCTGTGTAGCAGTGAATCGGCCAGCAGAGGCTACTTCAATGAGAGCTTTAGCGGCAGCTCCTTGAGTTCCGCCCATATCAGAAATAGCTCTGGCAGATTCAGATAAACTGTCTGCTGTAACACCAGCAATATTTCCTGTAGTGATAAGAGCCTTGTTGTAGGCTGATGCTTCCCGGCTACCAACAACAAACCCAACTGCAAGAGCGCCCAGTGCAGCAGCAGCTAAAGTGAAAGGGTTGATGAGACTAAATGCATAGCCTGCCATAGCACGCAGAGCAGGGCCAACACCGCCGAACATATCCTTAATCTGACCGCCTTGTTGAAGGAATACAGTCAGAGGGGCTTGTCCACCTTGCAAAGATACAGCAATGTCAGTGAACTGCGCGGGAAGACCACGCAATGCAAAGTTAATTTCTTTTGCTGTCTTACCAGTTGTAGCACCAAGATCACCAATACGTTTACGACTAGCCTCAATCATTGTGTTGAGACGGGTAAACTCAGCAGGATCAATGCCAATCCCTGTACCAGCTTTACCACGAGCTTGGAGAGCATTTAACTCTCTTTGTTGATCTTCTAATTTCTGAAGAGCTGCTGTAGTAGGATCAATAGATGCAATAAGCTGACGATAAGCTTGTCTCTCAGAGGCAACATCAGAAATACGTGTCTTAGTGGAAGCTTGAAGCTTACCTTGTGATGCAGCAGCATTATCAACTGCACTTTCAAATTGATTTACAGCTTGAGATGATTGTTTGTAGCTGCTAGCCAACGTGCCAGAGCTTGCAGCAGCAGACTGTGCCCTTTGCTTCTCAGCAGCAGCAACACGTTCAATTATCGCAGCTTCATCTTCGAGAATATCACTTACTTGCTCACTAGCTTTAGTACGTGTACGAGAAGATGCTTCTGAGGCTTTATCTAAATTCGCTGTAGACTTAGCCAGATCATCAAGGGATTTCTTAGCCCTGTCTAGGTCAGTTGTGTTGACCTTAATCTGTAATTCTGCAATTGTAGGCATTATTCCCTCTCAAATCTTGGCTAAGATAGTGACAGATAAACTACCACTTCTATTTCTTCTTATCTCTCTGCTCAATCATCACCTTTAAAGCTTCTGATTCAAGCACCCTAATATCACCTAGAATATCAGGAAGTTCTTTCTTCTTTACACCAACAGATTGTGCAACTAAGGGAAGACAATTATAATCTAGGCCAGTAGCCCCTATAGCACCGCATCTCCACTGAGTAGACATTGCATCAAATGTTAAGAATGCTTTCCAGTTATCAGGAAATACTTCTATTGTTTCATCTGGCATATCTTCTTTAGTGAGGCCGAAGAAGCTCAACATATTATTAGGAGCTTCTTCTTGGTATAGGGAACGGCTGACCTTCTTTAGTTTCCCAACTTAGCCTTTTGATAGGCTTGATGGTATGCACTGATAACCACATCAGTTGCACCGATTGAACTTTCTACCAGAGCACGAATATTCTCTTCGTCTAGAGGTTCGTCGAAATTCCATCCTACAACAATGTCTTGTAGCTGCTTGATGTTATGTTTGATTTCATCTTCTGTTATATCAAACAGAGGAGTATTTTCAAGTCCCTTCTCTTTCCATTCGGCAATCATTTTACGACTAGACTCGTCCCATTCGTCCTGAAGCTTGGAAATCTGTGGGCGAGTGAGGTATTTATATTCAAACTCTACATCAATTGGTTCACCACCAATACGAGGAATCTTTACAGTTTGTTTGAATGTTGCGTTTTGGATGATACTGAACTTCTTTGCCATGTTAATTGTTCTCCTATTAAATTAAACTTTGCTGATAAAGGATTTCTGCCTCATCAACCCTCTTTTGAAGCTTTTGGATTAGAGCAGTGGCGATACGATCTTCAACCCTGTACTCGTTTACAATTTCAATCGCATAAGCCAATTTTGCTTTGCAGTAAACCAAATGACCTTCATATTGACTACGATATCTTCCGAGGTTTTTATGTTTACCCAGCATTGCCATGCAAGCTCTAAATTTCCCACTCTCTTTATCGAAATGTACACCTTTCAGATATGTACTTTGATATTTTGACCTACTAGGAAATTATTCACCCTCTCGTCTACAAAACAGCAAGTCTCAGGACTATACAGCGTACCGTCTCCTAGAATATCCTTATCAAGAACCTTTCCGCTATCATAGTCTTGAGTTTCTGCCCAAGAATAAAATCCCATAAAAGACTTCCAACTTTCAATAATTTCTGCCTTGACATAAGCTGGAAATTTCGCATGATACTTTGGATCGTTTGTTCTTGTCAGGACATTATGCCAATAGGCATAGATAGGGTGAGTCCATTTACCATGGTAAACACCTTCTTCATCAGTGTAAGGAATCCTTTGTGTAGGAAAGGGAGCATCATTAATACCTACCCCCTGTACCAGTTTTCGCTTTGAGAGCGTTTTACCTCTAGTAACCATAACCACCTCCGAAATAAATCCCAGACGAAATTGTCTGGGTCTTTAGTATGATATCAGAGGTGGTTGAAGTAAAGCAACTACTTATTCTGGACGAGTGTACCGAGTTGGAGTAGCTTGTACAGAAAGGCTGATGGTGTTGGTCAGCAGTTCGTTGATTGTCACAGTAGGAGTAGGACTGAAGGTGACGATTGCTGGATAGAGAATACTATCACCATTCACCAAGTTCATACGCAAGGTGTTGATACTCAGGTCAAAATCATAACCTTGGACAACAGGAACGTAGAGCTGTGTCGGGTCGTCCGCAACAGTCAGGGTCATGGAGATTGCAGATTTAACAGTTGGAATGTTAATCTGAGTACGGGAGGCAAGGAACTGAACGGTGAGTTCTTCCTGTTCACCGCCACCAAACTCTACCGCTGTGATTTGGTTGATGGTTGTCCAAGTCTCAACAGCTTTGACTACGCCGCCACTAGACCCAACAGGATAGAAGCTAGTGTTGGTGGTGTCATTGCCTGCACCAAGAAGTTGAAAGGTGTCAGTAGTTACATCACCAACCAAGAACGAGCGGTTGTTCAAAAGCTCCCAAGAAGTCGAGAGTTGGACAATATCGCCTTCAGCAAAACCGTGACCAGTTGCAGTCACGACAGCTGGGTTTGTATTAGAGATAGATTCTACAACAACTTCAGCACTGTAGGTGGAAGCCAGATCGATGGTACTGCCATTTGGCAACGTAAACGCCATGGTATTTTCCTCACTTGTTAAACATTAATATTAATTTGTGTCCGCTCTGTAATTAAAATAACAAGGGACGATCCAGCCTCCATTTTGAACTTTACCTTCAGGGACATTTAAAGGTGTCATCACTGTTACGGTAAAGCCATCGGAATCTGTATATCTTTTAAAGATAGTAAATATTTCTTGTAGCTCACTTGCAATCTCATCTGACTGGGCTGTTGCTTTACCAGATGGAGTTACAATTGTTATTTGGTAGACTCCGAGAAATCTCTTATGATCACCATTCAACGTTTGTGTAGCTGTTGAAGATGGTAAGAGGTGACTAACAAGATAAGTCTCATTAGCTCTTGGTACCATTTGTACGTTATCAAATGCAACCCTAATATTTTTTGTTGTTGCATAAGCATTTAAAGCCGTTTGAAACAAGTTTCTCACTCTTGCCTGAGACATCTATTCTCCTAGGGAGGATAGCCTCCTTTAAATATTAAGGCGGACTGCCTGTTCAACAATCGGGATAAACTCAGCTTCTGTAATCCTCACCATACCTTCTGGAGCTTGTCTACTAAACCCTTCCTCTGTTACTTTAGCTGTTGGGCCAAAGTATGTACCATATTCAAGGTCATATCCGTATTCAAGATGGTTTAAGATGTAAGCTACTTGCCCTGCTGTCAAATTATTAGCTTTAGCAGCAATAGATGAGATAGCAGCATTACCAGATGGATCAAGACGTGTAAGCTCAGACGATTGTTCTTCATCAATCGTTAGTTGCCAGTTACCTCTAAACAAGCCTGTATCAACAGGAGATAGCTGGACAACATGCTCACCAACTTTGATAACCACTGTCTGAAAGATGTCATCCATTTTAATTTCAACAGAATCAATCCATTCATTCATAACATCAGAGAAGTCAGTCATTAACTTGTCCTAACCCTTATCTTCCAACCACAACCAAAGCCATTCTCATTGAAAGGGTGAAGCTCTACCACCTTTACCTCGTTACCAAGAAACACTAATGTGTCGTCGATTTGAGGGGTTGGCATTTCTTCCCCATCAGCTTGAATAGGGGATAGATAGATTTGATAATCACTGTAGGGGATATCGAAGTTTCTGTGTGTGTATTCTGAGTAATTAACCCTAACACCACTTCCTGAGTATTCCGTTACAATCTGATCAATCTCACCTGTAGCTGGATTAAATACTCCATCCACTACTTGTCGCAGCGTAACTACGCTTCCCTGTCCTCTAGGAGCTAAACCAAGATTGCGTATAACCATTGCTCTCATTCTAGGGTGCATTGAAGACATATCAAACCCCCCTTAGCAACTTGAGCAACAACCGCTACCTGTCTTATTCCATACGTTTTGAAATGTCTCATAATTGACAACATCACAAACAGAATAATCAAGGAGCTTGTTACGATTACAACCGTCAGATCCAGCAAACCAAGGCATCAAGCCAGCAGGAGGTACACGACCAACGTTACTGATAAGGTAGTCAAGAAGCTTTAGATAGTTACCACCAGTTGCATTACTAATCTGTAGCTCACCAATCACTTCACGAGAAGACTCACTTCCAACAAAGTAACCAGCACTAATAGCAGCATAAACAGCAGCACGGTTTACATCACCACGACCTAACTTTAGAAACTGAAGGTATTGTTCTTCAGTGAACATAGGGTAGTAAGGACCACCGGGGATATCACCAAGCATGAGGGCTAGGAGAGCAATCTTTTCTTCATCGGTCATATATTGTCTCCAAAACAAAGGGCGGCGATGAAGCCGCCCATATGTGCTCTCTTACGAGAAAGTAATATCAAATACAGCTTGAGGATACAGAAGACCGTTCATGAAGTTGGATTCAACTTTCATTTGGATCAGATCGTCTTCGTCGTTCAGACGTTCCCAGTAGTAACGACCAGCGGCCCGCTTGTTGACCGAGCTAAACTTGTTAGCAGGAGCGTAGTAGGTCTTGAACATACCACGAACACCGGTAGGCAGGGCGATACCAGCATCATCATCAATCCACTGAGTGAAAGTGCCATCCGGCGAAGTGTAGCCACCAGCGCCTACGTCGATGAAACGGATACCCCAGACAACAACTTCTTGGAAAAAGGTGTCATAACCTTGAGCTTGCTGAGCAGTACCAGTCAGGAGACGGCTCAGATCTTGGTTGTAGTATTTGGTGACTTCAGTAACGAACGGGTTGGTGATAACTGCGTTGAACAGGTTAGTACCAGCCAGAATTACCAGTTCACGATAACCACCACGAGTAGGGGCAGTACGCAGAGCCAGCTTCATTGCTTTAACAATGTTCGATACAGCAACACGAGGATCGTTAGCGCCAGTCAGTGGGATTTCGAAGGTCTGACGAGTAACACCCATTTCTTCGTAGAAGTCAATGGTATCGCCGTAGCTAGTAGCCAGAGTGCCACTAGGAGCATAGACAGTACCAAACTTCAGCAGTTGCATACGGGCAGCTTCGTGTGTGTCATCAAATGCACCATTCAGAGCAGCCAGTTTCTCTACACGAACGTCCATCACTTCTTCAAGGCCAGCAGCCTCAAGGATGGTATCAACTTTAGCAACACCATCAATGTCTTGAGGCTTGATAGCATCGAGCAGTTGCATGTTAGGGATAGAAGCTTGGATGAAACCTTGTACTGGACGGCTTACCAGAGTATCAGGCTTAGCTTCCCAGTTCTTATCTTTTACCAGATGGTTTGCATACGTGGAACGTTGAATCTCAATTTTCTTTTGAGTAACGTATACATCTTCAAACACAGCCAGTTGATCGAAGATGCCTTGGTTACGTGGAATCTCTACCAGAATGTCGGTAAGTTCAACGTATTTGCCTTGGCTCAGACGATCAATATTCTTGTCAATAATTAGTGCCATTATTCTCAATCCTTCTTTAAATTTGTATTGAGGGCTTTTACACCCTCGTTATTGATTGTCTGATTCTTATACGGTAAGGTCAGAAACATCATCCAGAACAACTACGCCCTGATTGCCCAGCAACTCTTTGAGGACAGAGAAGTCATCACCAAGTTGAGTGCCGTGTACTTGCTTGAGGTAGTATTCTTTAACACCAGCTACTGCACGCTTAACGATGATTGCATTGTAACGGTCAGCTACGATTGCACGCGGAACGAAGTCAGCAGCAAAGCCGTAGTGGTTACCGAAGACAACACCGAACTCATTGTCAGGGACAAGAGCGGCAGCGGCAGTGACAGCAGCCCAAGGAGCATCTTTAGCCAAACCCTTAGCACGGAAAACTACAGTGCCAAAAGGGATAGCAGCACTGGCAGCCGGCGGGGTAATGTTTGCATCTTCGTTGCTGAAGTTGTGATCTTCATGAGCAACTACCAGATCAGAAGCACGCTTCTGGAGAGTAATATTGGTGAAAGCCATTAGTCAGGTTCCTCTTTACTTATTTATTTTGATTTGTAAAACGCTATTACTTGTTAGTAAAACGTTGACGAGCATGAGCTACACCAGCCTGACGGATGGCATCCACACTGTCGTGCTCAGCGACAAGTGATTCTTGTTCAACACCCTCACCACCAATAGCTTTAAAGGCTTCAGCCCGAGCTTGTTTGGTAGCAGCGTATTGAGAAACGATAACGGAGAACGAAGCATCATCCAGAGAGGACAGAGCAGCGTAAGTTGCTTCTACTTGATCTTCTGCCAACACATCCTTCAGAGAAGCCATGCGTTGATCAACCTTAGCTTGAGCAGCTTCTTCAGCTACACGTTGTGCTTCAGCTTTAGCAAGCTCAGCAGCAGCTTTATGTTCTTCTGCAAAGGCTTGCAGAGATTCCAGTTTGCTGGTAAGTTCACCTACAGAAGCTTGCAGAGTGTTTACTTGTTCAAGGGAGGCAATCAGAGCAGCTTCCTTGTCTTGCAGCAGAGCTTCTTGCGTTTCAGCAAGGGCTTGCAGTTCTTTAAGTTGGGACATCTCAGCTTTATCCTCTTTGTTGAAAAATTTAAATGCACGATTTTTGGACTGGTCGCCCATAACATTCACCTCTAGGTTTTTCTGGGCTACATCAGCCAAATATTCATAAAATTCCTCAGCAGTCATCACACCATCGGCTAACCCAAGTTGGATAGCTTCTTGCGAGAGAAATACGTTTGCTTTGGTGTCTTTAACAGCTTGAACTGTCATATTACGGTGTTCAGCAACATGAGTAGTAAAACCTTCGTAAAGCATGTCCACTTGCTCTTGTAGTCGGTCAAGGAAGTGTTCAGCAAAGTTACCCTCTTTATCAAAAGGAATCTTTTCCTCTCCTGCGTGAATAAACAACCTTTCAAATCCGTTCATTTCCAGATTTTTAGAATTGTTAATCAACTGGATAAGGACACCAACACTGCCTACTTGCGAGTCTTCAGACATATAGATTTCATCTGCAACTACAGACCAACCATAACTAGCCGAAGCTGACATACCGTCTACATAACAAACAAGATTAATCCCATTTTCGTCTGCAAGTTTACGAACATAGTTTGCACTGTCCATCATTCCGTGAGCTTCACCGCCACCAGATGAGCAAATCATTGCAACTGTTTTAGCACCATACGACACATAAGCTTCCATCTGCTCTTTAAGCATCTCATAGCTTGTACCGCCACAAAGTGCTTCCCAACCAGTGGTCTTGTAGGTCAGGGGGCCATCAATATAAAGGATGCCAGTTTTCGTATCTGGGTTGTACCCGTGGGAAATACGTTCTTGAACAAGATCATCTTCATCATCCTGTTCAATAGCTTTAGGAACTACATCAGCATTACCTTCAATACGCTTATTAACGTATTCCATAATACTACCAAAGCTATTTGGTTCAATTAAGTGTGGGGTATTTACAAGAGACCCCTTCAATCTCACAAGAGAATGTTTTGCCATAAAGGAGTCTCCTTATGTATTTGCTGTGTTTGCAATAGAGGCGTCACCAGATTCACCAGTTCCACTACCATTGGATGAGGGTAACCCCGATTCCATTCCACCAGAGGCCTCACTCGTGAAGTTTGACATGATGCGTCTAAGCTCCTCTGTGGGCATATCGTCCGGGACTTGGTAATCTACACCTAGAGCTTTAAGAACAAAGTTAACTGTCTGGGGTACTACGGGTAGCATACCGACAGCAGCAACGCGCTGGATAAAAGATCCCTTATCTGCAAGTGTTTCAGAGTTTGGAAGTTCATAATCAAAGTAAGGCAAGTCACCATCAAGTGACCATCCATTTTGTTGAAATAGTGTTTTGACTAGTTGGTGGTTAAACTGATCTTTTATTTCATTAAGAACACTCTTAACCGCTACTTCAATTTGAAGCATCTTGTTATCAGAGAGACTGTAAGATCCTCCATTTCCGCCCATACTAAGAACGTCAGAGAACAAACCAACTTGAATTTCACGAGTGAGGCGTTGGATAATTGCTTCAACGTCATAAGACTTGGTACCAGAGATATTTTTGATTTCAAAATCAAACATCTTGTTGCCATCTTGGTCAACAAGCATTGGAAGAATGAAGCCACTTTGTTTTGCTTGGTGGGCGCGTTCCATCATCTTCTGATACATCTGGAAGGATTTCTTACGATCTTCGTCAGCATCTTCTACAAGATACTCAGGAGGGAGGTAAAGAATCTTAAATGCGTTGTTGTCTTGAGCTGTGCCAATAATCTCCGACTCTTGAAATGCCTCTAGAAGCTTCCACGCCGACCACACTCCCTGTAATGGTGATGTGCCATAAGGGTTACTATTCTCAGGGTTCAGGCGACACAAAATAAACTTTTTGCGAGGAATCCACTTAACATCTAATTGCTGTGTGGCAAGGGGAGCGAGACCTTCAAAAGTTAATGCATTTTGTGTATCCGTGGGATAAATAGCTTTCTGATAAAAACCAGCTAAGGTTCGGCCTTTGTCGTACCATTCAAACCGATCTACACTGCCCTGACTACGAACCTGTAGCGCTTCAAGACCTACAAGACCATCATCATATTTACTACCGTACTTTTTATTACGGAAACGAGGAACAATTTCAAGAAGTGAGAATCCATAGTGGTTCATGCTGGCAGCATCTTTAATTGCTGATTTCCAGCTGTGCTCCATATCACTCATAACTTGATTTAGGAAGACTGCCTCGGCTTTTGCATTTGGGCGTGCAGACCCTTTTGGAATCTTTACAGTCCACTCCGCTCCGGCAACCTTCTCTTCAACGTATCTAAGTGCAGGAGCAATAGCTTGGTGAAGGGCCATCTTCTTGTACGTGTGATATGCCCTGGGCCACAAAAGCTCTTTGGCACACTCATCAAAAACACGACCACCAAGAGTTACCAAGCCTGTATATCCTGTAGCTCCGTAAACAATTGGTGGTGCTTTTTCATCACCTTTCTCTAAGGAGAGGGTTGGCGATGTAACATCTCCTTCTGCCATATATACTCCTTAAAGGATTAAAAAGCCCTCAACGAGCTTTATCAAAAGGTGTTTTATTTTGCATGTTAACGGCTGTTAAGCCACTAGACATATTTGGGATGTTGATGCGAGAAGCTAGTGTAGAAATTGCATCAGAACAGCAATCCGGGATATCATCGTGAGATGACTCACCTGCCTTTCTTTTGCCTGTAAAAGCTTCTAACTCTTTATAAACAAAGTTGTTGTCGCATTGGATATTGTTCTCTATATCAGTACCACATCCTTTTAAGAATGTGACGTGTCCATTCATTGCAAGAGACGAGAAAGGACGGAACCGATCTAATTTACTACCAGAAGCCCGAAGTGTTCTAACTCTATAACCACACTCAGAAAGAGCCCTTGTCAACAGACCTGTAGCTAATTTGGCTGATGCACCTGGATCTAAAGGGACAATGATTTCAGTTCCGTAACCATCTCTTAGCGCGTTCTCAAGTATGAACTTTTCCCAGTCTCCGGGGAGGATACGGGTTTTCAACACTTCATGAACAAAGTAGTTTCCATTTTTCAATTTACTAAGCTTTGCACATGCTGTATAGTCTGGCGAAGGGTTTGAAGCTGACTTCAAAGTACCAGCAAAGTCATAAGCTCTAACTGTTCTCACAATTTCGCAAGCTGGTGGCTCCTCAATCTCTTCTTTACACCACTCTCTCTGAAAGAATGTGCTGCCAGTCTCGCGTGCTGTCCAATCTCCTAAAAGGAGGCGACGCCTCTCTACGTCTGGCATTGCTTCAAGCGAGGCAAGATATTCTGGTTGATTTTCGATTAACCAAGGATTATCATAAATTGTACCAAGGATGACTTGAAAACTGAGCGGTTTGACTTGCTGAGGGTGGTCAGGTGGAAGATTTGGTTTGCCGTACTTGACAATCATCTCTTCTTTAGAATCTCCCCAAAATATTACGCCATCTCTTCGCAAAATCCACCGAACCTTGCCGTTCTTTTCTGGGTCAGGGAGGCCGTAATTAGGACTAGTTTCGTCGTAGAGCCACCATTTGACCCACTCAAACAAAAAGCTGTCTGGATCAGGGTTACATGAGAGCCAGATCGAGGGATCCATCTTAGCTTTTGTACGAAGACGGGAGATTAGCCACCAAATATGAGATTCAGCGGCATGAGAGGCTTCGTCATAAAAGACGTTACTCAACTCCAAGCCATGGTATAACTGTCCAGCCTTATCATTCTCATAATGGGAGAATGAAACTGAAGCTCCTGAACTAAACTGTATGCGCTGATCTTTTAGTTTAATCTTAATATCATCTACTTGAGAATAGAGGTGAACAGCAGCATCGAAAAGACCGCCACTTTTCATAATAGCAGTAGAGTTCTTACGAATGCAAAACCCTCTATAAAGAGGGTCATTCATCCACCTCAAGTGTCTCATAATTCCGATGGTGCTTTTTGCGCAGCCGGCAGCTCCACCAGCAACGATAATGCGGGAGTCGCTAACGAGGACGTCTCTTTGGAAGGCCGACTGGGGGGCCACAATCGGCTTTTCAGACATTATTACTAAGCTCCTTAAAAATTTCTAGAAGTTGATCTTTACTTTCTAGAGTTGCACACTCTGTCCAACCTGCAAATATTTTGTTAGGGATATATCTAATACTAGATTCTCTAATATACTTCAGAGTTTCCCTTTCAAGCAATGCGGCCTGAATTGCTGTAGTATTAACAACTTCTAGAACTTCAAAGTCTAACCCCTCTTCCTTGTAGTGAGACAACCTTCTTTTAAAAGAGGAACTTATTCCAACTTTAAGAAAACATTCAAAGTTGTCATTAAGTTTTAATAAGTACAGAACAGCGGGCGAATTTGCAAGCTTAGGATCTAGTTTGCAGCGTTCCAGATAATCCCAATGTTGTTTTGCAGCCCTCTCCTCAGAAGAACATTTCGGACATTTACTACCTAACATGTGAATATCAGGCCTTTGTAGAAATGTGCCGTGAGAAGGACATCCAACTTTCACATGGATACGTACGTCCTCATAGACAACTTCTGAGTAATCATACCTATCACCATGTTTCTCTATAGAACGGCGAATAAATTCTTCTTCTCTATTACTAAGAACGGACTCTCTGCTACATAAAGGACAACCCAAACCGCCTAAATGAGTCTTAGGTCTTTGCTCAAAATCTCCATGTACTTTGCATGTAATAGTAACAGGTTCTGTAGGACTGATGAAATCCACTTTAGAGTAGTCATACACATTAGAATGTAGAATCTCAGATTTTACTATAAAAGTTTCAAGGGTATCAGCCCTACTTTCAACTCCACAACGCGGACAACCGTTTCCTGTTAGATGATTAGCAGAAATTTGTTTAAACTCTCCATGAGTCTTACACAAAATAGTTACATGTTTTCGAGAACTCTCAAAGCAAGTGAGAGAGTAGTCATATTTGTCACCATGAACTTCTTTAGCTTTACTAATAAACCCCTCTGTTGCACTTTTGAATCCAGCATCATATGATTTTTTAGAGACACACCCACAAGAAACGTATTCTTTATTACGAAGTCGTTCATGATAAAGAATAGCAGTCTCTCCACATTCACAGGAGCATTCCCACCTAGGCATCTTCCTCCCTTTAGGAGTTTCAGTAGGTTCAGCTTGCTTTACAACAGTAAGCAAACCATAGACATTACCAGCAAGGCTAGGCAAAGGTCTAACAGTTTTTGGTGGCTGACCAGTCCGCATCTTACGAGCCGTCTCATCTCTGAGACACCCACAACTTCTGACTCGTTCACCTGTAAGGCTATCAGATCGGACTTCGAGAGTTTTATTTCTGTCGCACGAACATTTACACAACCAGTACTTACGAACCCTTCCGCCAGGAGAAGTCTTGTCCTCGGCTTTTTCAATAACTGTGAGACGTGAAAATACATCTCCGATACTAATATTCATTAATTTTACCTCTTACTAGGTGGAATAGGTGTGGACTATCTTGCTGAGTAAGCAACAAGAAGGGCTTGCAATCCCGTGTCATCCACATAAAGTTTTAAAGAGAATTCATAAGAACTAAATCCTCAATAAATTCTCTCTATACATTTCATAGTATACTAAATAATAACTGCCTTGTCAAGCCTTTATAACTTAAAAGCCTTAAATTTATTGACTTTCAGCTACTTTATCCAGATACTGCTTCAACATCTGTGGACGATTCCGCCCAGTAATACCTTGGGACTGCTTAAGTGCCTTTTTAAAGGTGTTCCAATCAAGATCCTCAAGCTGCTCTTTAGTCCAGGGTTCACCTTGATCATTGGTAGCCAGAGAATTATCAGCTTCGCCTTCATCCTCATCATCTTTATCTTCTTGCTCTACAGAGAAATTAGAAGCAGCTTGGGTGGAACTCTCTGCTTTCTTAGCCTCTTTCTTTTCAGCCTTCTCTTTTTCTTTACGCTGTTCTTCCAAAGCTTTAGCAAACACTTCTTTCTTCTTATGATCGAATACACGGATTTGAGCAGAAGGCATAGGAGGCTCATCAGCTTCTACTTCAAGATACACAGTGTAAGGAAACTTCATATGAGCGAAAGTGCCTTCTTTCTTTACAGCACCAAGCTTACCAAGTTCCAGCAGGTTATCAACTACGTCTTGACCAAACATATCTTTGCTGGTCAGCAAGATTTCATATTTCATTATTTATTCCTTATTAATTAAATGGGTCAGCAGGTTTTGCAATAGCACGGACGAACCACATAAAACCTTCTTGCAGTTTAGTTTTAGCTAGTGCTAAAGAACGGGGATCAACGCCTTCAATTTCAGAAATTTGTTTAAACAGGGCTCCAGTATCAACTTCAAGAGACTTGATTGAGTTCATCCCATCAATTTCTGATTGAGAAAGATCACGATAACCTTTAATCATTTTATGTTGGTTTTCCATATTTATTCCTCAATGTAAAATTCTGGGTTTTTGTTTCTTTATTTCAAACCAATCCGACCAGACAGAGGTTTTGCAGCATTTAAACTTCCAGTACCCGTCTGAATACATGATATCGATTTTGATATTATCCATAAGTCTTCACCGACTATTAATTGCATTCCAAAGCATACCACCGGGCTTCAATGCCTCTTTAAGGGTTTTCTCTGTTGCAGATTTAAATTCGGTTGTTACCATCACAGGATCAATATTAATCTCAGTTTGCTTCAAAGCTGTAATCTCAAGCTCAAGAAGAGCTACCCTGCTTTCTAATTGTGCAATTTGCCACTCAAGTCTTTCAATTGTTGATTGCATATCTTGCCTCAATGTTTAAGGGAAGTTTCTACCAAGTCCATGCTAAAGTTCTTAGGAGCTTCTGCTTCCAAAGATTGATTTTCTTCTAGAGTATCAGCATTCTTTTCATTCTTCTCGCGAATACCGAGGATAGCCATCTCTTCACGAAGACATGTATTGTTGTAAGACTCAATTGCCTTGATAACAAACTTAGCAACATCAAGACGACTCTTATCCAGATCGACAGTTTTGTCTTTATTCTCAAGATGCTCTTTAATTACATCAGCAGCCACTTGCTCAAGCTCATAAAGCTTACTAAGAGTGTTACGCATCTTACTGCGAGGCTTTGCATTAGCCTTCTCTGTGCCAGCTTTTGGCCGTCCTTTTTTATTAGGACAATGACCTTTAGGCCAAGCTGTACTTGGTAACTTCCTACCGCTCTCTGTGTAGAGAGGTTCACTTACATCATTATCTTCATCACTCATTCTTTCATTCCTGCTTTATTGTTCCGGGACATAAAAGAATATTAACATGATTATCTATGTATTGTCAAGCTTTAATAGGCAGTTTCTATTATTGTAGGCAAGAAAAAGCCCCACACAAGGTGGGGCAAATATTTGGTTGTCATTTATTGTTATGACATATCAATGGAGTACAGATAGCTCTGCTTCCAAGGCGCTTGATATGTTTCATATTACAGGGAAGTCGCACGGTATTGTTAGTTAACGAATCAAATCGCTTCATGTCCAATGTCCTTAAAGCTTTAATCTCTAAGGCCGCTTCCGATAAATAGTGTACTCATTTATCCGTCCAAAGGTGGGTGGTCTAGTACACAACCAGTATCCACATCGTCTTACGCTGTAAAATTCATTGCCCCGTTCAACACCCGTCTACGAGGAATTACTAACACGTCTGTCAGCTTCAAGCCCCTTAAAGGGAATTAAACAATCAGCGTCCCGATTGAGTGGTGTTTGGAACTCCGTAGAAGATTTGAACTTCTAACCTATAGTTTAGAGGACTACTGCTCTATCCAGTTGAGCTAACGGAGCACTTTTAAGTAAAAGCAAATCTATTTTTAATACCAATAGAAGCTAAAAATTTACAAACAGTTTTAAAGTCGTCTTCTGCATCGTCTGTTTTAATCCACTCACCTCCAACAGATTTGCTGGAAAGTAAATTTAGAGCTACCTTTTCTGCTTGCGCTGGGTGCTTTAGAATTAAATACTTAACTACCCTAAAATCCCTATGCGGTGAACAAATCTGATAAGAATTCAATCTTGTCTCTACGTCCTGAGAATAACCAATCTTAACATACCCCTTGTGACTATTACTCTCTATAAAATAGAGATAGCCTATAGAAGAACTTTTACCGTGCTTGAAAGAGTATAGAAGTACAGAAGCAAGTGCCCTTTCATACGAGTCTACAGTAGCTTGTTTATAAGCTTTTGTACCTACAGCAAAAGGAGAATTTCCTTTACTACCTTTAAGCCTTTTATCATTGCTAATTTTATCAAAGACTAGACTGATCAGCTCATCCTCTTCAAGAATCTTACCCTCAGCAATTCCTTCAACAACGGCAATCTTTTCGTCTCTATTGTTCTTTGCGACTTTCAAAGTTAAACCCCTTATTTATGTTAATATAGGGGTAATAATAATCTCGCCAGAGTACGCTGTCAAGTCATTTAATTAGAAATAAAAAGATTATCCTACAAATAAAACACCCTTTCCACAGGAGCTTACGCTACAACACATGGAAGGGCGGCTTCCTTCTCTGCATCACCTGACTAACTGAGGAGAGGGCAGTTAATCAATACATCAACAGAGAAGAATGCTCTAGAATTCGTGGGAGAATACTCATATCTTTTCTTCTCCCTTATGCGTACATTTTAACATTGTTTCTCTATTATTGTCAATAGCTTAAAGATCATCATGTTCGTCATTCATCTTATTTTCCTTATTCAGCAGTCCACTTCTTAAAGCGAGTAGTACCAGTGCTGGTAAGGGCTTCATGAGCGTATTCAAAACGAAACGGATGAACTGGATTATCAATATCCTCAAACTCCAATTCATTCTCAGAAAGCCAGATATCAGCCTCAATATCAATCAGACGAATCATTTCTTCAATCTCAATATCTTCTTTAGTTTTCATTATAATTCCTTATTCTTTTGTAAAACGATAACCAACCCACCACAGATCGATACGTGAAAACCAACGACCTTCATTTTGCCCTACAAGACATAGACGGATCATTCGGTTACCCTCTTCAAGCTTAATTTTTGTAATCTTCATATTATTCCTTAATTTCTATTTATATAATCACTTTATATCTTTTTATTAATTATGTCAACAAATTATTTAAGATTATACAAAGCAAGCTCAGAAAGATTCTCTTCATCAATATCGTCATCACCAACTGACCAGAGCGATGTATCGTCTTCTACACAGAAGAACATCACTTCATCACCAATTGTGATGCTCTCCATTTGATTGTCTCCGAAAAGCATATTAGTCATATTTTGTTTTCTCCTTTACTATAAAAAGTTTTTCAACACCTTTCTTGCTTCCAGTATCTTTAGTTAAAGAGTTATTGACCTCTTTTGACCACACACATTCAAACATATCCTCTGGCATCCAATACTCTGAAATAAATACCTTATGTCCTTCTTTGTGACGATCTAAACACCAATCATAAAACTTTTCATGATCAAAGTCGTCTTTATATTTTGTTGTACCTAAATAAGGCGGGTCACAATAAATTGTAGCTTTACCACAACGACTAAAATCAATATTAAATACAGATTTATTTTGGAAGTGAACACCAAGTAGGTTCTTTTGCTGTTTTACTAAACTTTCATAAGACTTACGACTTTGTTCATTTTCATTAAACTCTTTAAGTTTAATGTCTTCTTTAGTTCCTGCAATATCTCGACGATAACCACCAAACCACTTGCCGCCGAAAGACATTGCGAACCCCACGTAACCTGTAAGTGGTTTATTCTGATCTTTATTTGCACGAATGTCTGAATACTTTTCTTCGGTAATAAGATTATCTGGCAACCAACCCTTACTTACAGCTTGCCACATAGCAATAAGATATTCATGTACATCACAACCTAGACGTTTAGGAGCTACTTCTGGGGGTACTTTATCAAGCATATTAGCGCCACCAACGAAAGGTTCTACATACCACATATCCGGTTTGTGGTCTTTAAGAATAATCGGAAGAAGCTCTTTTGCGTGACGTGCTTTTGATCCCATATATTTCATACTTTGACTCCTTTTTCTTCATTCATAAATCCAATTCTCCTCTACTGTGTATTTACCAGCGTGTGCTTTTTCATAAGTTTCCCATTTCCATTCTACTCTGTCAAGAGATTTTGAAAGCTCATTCATTTGCAGGTAAAATGAGTATTCACTCGCTTCCTCCCAATCTCGGAGGAAATTGGCTGTTTGTTCACTTTTACATACCCAAATAGAACGAAAGGATTCTCCGGGATGATAGCACATTACTTCATATATTTTATCAGCTCTCATTGCAGAAGCTTCCTATATTCAAGATAATCAATAACACCTTGACCAAACTCTAGACTAACATTAGCTCCGTCAACGGCCATCCAAGGTTCCTCTGTTTCCCTATTTCTCCAAAGAATATTATAACCCTCCATACCATCTGTATGCTCAACAAACATATTTGCTGATTTATAAGGTGGTAGCTTCTTCTCAGCCCAAAGAAATCCTATCATCCATTCGCTGTATTCATACTTCTTTCTTTTAAACATCTTATTCCTCCAAAAGTTTATCCTGCTGTTCACCACACCATTGATAATAATCCATAAGTAAATCTTGTGCAACCTTTATTTTCTCTTGAATGTGTTCAGGAGCAGAATCAAAGACAGGGTGATTTACAAGGCTTGTTTCAATAAATTCTGCCATCATAAATGCACGGTCAAGGGACTCATGAAGATGATATTTGTCGAGTTTGTTCATTTTAAACCCTCCACCACGTTTGGTAATCAGCTTCTGTCATATGACCACTGTCTTTGTATTCTGAACGAACAAACTCTACGGCAGTTCCATCTACAAGTAAATCTTTATGCGCTTCACAAGCAAACTGAAGCTTTTCTTCCTTCATATCACAGCGAAGCTTGGTGTTTCGATAGATAGCGTCTACTTTAGCTGGTTTACAGAAGGAACAATATTTCATTCCATCCTGGCGTTCTTTAGATTTGATTTTTCTCATTGCACCTCCCACTCTTCAATAGAATACTGATAAGCACTATCGAAATCATAAAATTCCTCTGGCCCTCTGATAGATATAAGATAGCTCAAAGCATCATGGTAAGACTGAAAGATTTTAGAAATGTGCTTTCCTTGCCATCTTTTCTCAATTACTACGAATACTGTTTTCATATTATTTCTCCTGTGCACTATTAGTCATTTATCACAACCATCAACGTCGCAGTTGGGCCAATTGAAGCAACCTAAGTGGCGAACATGATTGTCCGAAAACTTTGGTTTGTCAATTACTAAGATTGGTGTAGAGCCTCTAACTTCTGTTAAGTACAATGTCAATCCACATTCATCTAAAAGTTTTCTAAAATTCTTAAAAGAGTAGTCTGTTATCTCCGGTGAAAGTTTACAAAGGTGTTTAATAACCTTCTTGTCAACATCTTCAGCAATAATCTTCACGTCTTTCATACTTTCTAAATTAGGCTTACATGACAAATCATAATCCAACTTTTTGTTATAAACACCTTTGTCAATATTCTCTTGAATCAGCCGTGATTCAAGAATGTGAGCTTCAGTCTCTAGAAGTCCCTCCCGGTATTTCACAACCGAAATTTCCTTCCCTGCATGAAAATCACGATTCAACTCAGAACAAGAGCTTTTACCGCTGTCGCAGTGGTTGAGTCGCTTTCCCTTACCTTTGCCAATATACTTCAACTCTCCGTCTACGAAAGCTTGATAAACATAATAAACCTTCTGATACTCATCGCTTAAAGGTTTATTGATTTCTTCAAAATTAATTTTAGTACTCACGCAACTCTCCTCTAAAAAGTAACTCAATATTATTTAGAGCATTATTAGACATGATAATAATCCTCCGTGAAAACAACACCAATCAAGTCTTCCTCTGTGTATTCAGGAATACCCTCATTTACAATCTTAGCAACACCTTTGCGTTTAGGCAAGGTCTTTGGTGCAATCTTATCATATATAACACCAGATTCGACCGAGACGTGCTTACCCCCTACTTTGTTCGTTAGCTCAATGTCTGTCACCACTTCTCGGTAATACCACTGAAGATGAGGACTTACGTTCTTCTTCCTCAGAAGCTCAGCTCTCAATGCTCCGTGATGAACAAACAAACCAAGAAGTCGTGTTGCTGTCTTGACTTCAAGTGAGCAGAATCTGGCAATGGTGGCCTGTGTTTCGTAGTGTTCGCTCTTAAGATTATTCAAGAAGAATTTATTCTTGTCAAGCATATAAACATAAATCAGCTTCGCAGCTGGTGTCAGTTCCACCACAAGTTGTGGTTCTGTCTTGCTGATAAATCCGCTTGCCATTAAGAAATCTTTTGGTACTTTACAGTATGATTCTAAATTCATTTCTACCTCAGTATTTAAGTTGTTTACAGTTAAAGTTTAATTACTCCTTATCTTCTTTCTCAGGCTGACTAAAGTCTTGTATTTCTTTTAGTTTCGCTAAACATTTAACAATGTAAGCCTGTCTACTTTTACCCCCTCTATTTTTATCCAACCACTCTAAGATTTCAAAAGGCACTTTCAGTTCCATATTCACTCCTAAGAGATATTTTGTCTGTTACTCAATTCTTTCTCATTGCCTTTGGCTTGCACCAAGAAAATGATAGAATCAAGAGCTTCAAATACACAATACTATAGTCTTAGGCACAAAGCAAGGCTTAAGATCTTGCACCTATCAAATAATAATTAACACAAATCTAGGATTTTGCTTTTGATCTTTTACGCTTCGCTGTGGTGCTCAGCCTATAGAAGAGGAGCGATAGCGACGACAAAAGCCTTTTCTCGTTTTTATTAATTATTTATTCTTATTGTATTCAGTCTTAATATTAAGACAATTTGTCTCTTAGTATAACGGACATCCTACCCGTTACTGTGCTATTTCTGTAAGACATCTTGTCTCTTACTCACAACCACTTTAGAAGTGTAGAACACACCAACCACCCCTGTCAACGCCCATCATCAAAGAAAATTCTTCAAATTACTGCTTGCTTTCTAGCACCTACCTTGCTACTATGGAATCTGAGAGGCAGAGTGGGTCTGTCTGGAGGATCTTCTGAGTGGAGGTGACTGTATGAAAACTTAATAGAGGGAAAATGAAATGTCAGAAAGAAAGGGTAGGAATATTATTTACAAACGCATTGATGTACCGCAAGGTATGGCGTATACCTGCTTTTACTGCGGATCAATTGCAATGGAGGAAGATCACGTACCTCCAGTGAGCAGGATTCATGATTACAGGGCTTTGTATGATAAGCATCCGCCGTTATTGGTGCCATGCTGTTCTTGGTGTAACAATAAGCTAGATGCGAGCTTACAGAAGGACATCTACGAACGATTTGATGCTTTGAAGAAGATTCTAGTAGCCCAGGCTGGGTATTATCTTGCTCGTGGTGAATTGTGGACTAAGGAAGACATTAAATACGGGGAATTTACAGGACGCTACAAGCGTATGATGGAAGCTATTCCCGATATGGCGAAGAGTTATAAGGATAGATTGGACTGGGTTCACTGGCCTGTCACGATTGATGGGTCAATTGTTGAAAAATCGGAGAGTGTTATGTCTTTTAAAATTAATGGTAAAACGTTTACAAGTTTAGATTATGTGTATGAGCATGCGAGGAAGGTGGATAAAATTCCTAATAAATATCTTGAAGCTGTGCTTGAACTTTTGGGTTTGACTAGGATAGAATATGCCTACCGTATCTGTAAGACCAACCCTATCAAAAGTGAAGCTCAGATGAGGAAGGTCATTGAAGATATCAAAGAGGAGCTACAAGCAACGGCTGAAAAATGAATCCGCGAATATTTCTTTTGACTGATCGTGCGTTAGAAGTGCTCCTAGGAGGCTTTAAATTGATTCCTGGGGTATTTTCAAGACTGAAGTCAATTAGCTGGTTAATTTTTAGAAGCTAACGTGTAATACAACGCAAAATAGGAGGTTGAGTATGAAAGTAATCTTTGAAGTGGAAATGTCCGACGTTGTTCTGAACAAAGAGAAGACTGTGTATAATCACATTCATTGGGACTTTAAGAAAAATAAGTGCGGGATTACTCATCTGAAAGAAATCTATGACGATGTGAGTGAAGAACCTGAGTATGAGTTTTATAAAGGTGATGAGTTGTTTGCCTACGGTATTGGAGACCCAATGGTAAAAGATAAGCAGGGATGTGGTGGTGTATTCATTTCTGTGTGGATCTATAATGCAAATCATATTTTATGGCGAGCCTGAACATGAAAGTAAAAAATTTGATTGAAAAGCTACAAGAATGTGATCCAGAGGGCGACGTTCTTGTAAGAGACTATAGAGGTTATTGGTCTGTTGGAGCATGGCAAGATTTGGTGAGTGTAACTGAAGAAGAATTTGAAGACGGATTGACAGAGGTCTTCCTAGAATGAAGACGCATACACCAGATCAGTCTTCATGGATGGGCTACATCTCAAGAGTAAAAGAGAAAATAGGTAGACAACTATCTGAGAAGGAGTATAGCATGCTGATGCAATCTTATATTCACTCAACGTCTATTGAAGATATTGTTAAAAAATTGGAGGAGAAATAATGGAAAACTTGTATAAAGTGTATATTGATGGTAAATATTATGGGTGTGTATCTGCCGATAACCGCTACGCTGCGGCTGATATAGCAATTGAGAAATTTCCTGTAAAGATTAGCAGCAAGCTGGATCTGGTCAAGGCTTTTACGGAAGAAAATAAATGACAACTAAAATTCGATATGTCTATAATAGCTTCACTCTTGGTTGTGAATGTTGCTCAGATTCTGTCAACTACATAGAGATATTTGATGATAATTTGTATCAGGATATTCCTTGTTATGAGTGTCTCTCAAATGAAGATGAACTAAAAGAGTATATGAAAGAATATCATCCGGATATTTTGGAATATGAAATTGCAGATGATTGTGAGTGGTTTTAACAAAGGAGAAATAACATGAGTGCAACAACTGGTGCTGTAGTAAGTAGTATGGTGGCTATTCAAGCTGCACAAAATGAACGTATTGAGAAACAACGTTGTGAGGGTGTATTGTACAGCTACGAACCACAATATGCTTCTCAAGCACAGATGCAAGACTATGCTTATTGTGTTCAAAAGCTTTATCCTGAACCAATGAATCATACAGAAAATATGGTGGCGAAAGGTTGTGTATTGGTTTTACTTATAGCTTTTGTAGTTGGTATTATTTATGGTTATAAGAAAAGTAAGGATGTCTGTGGGGATTGGGTTGATGTTGTCTTATGGGCTTTCCTAGTACCAGCATGTGTTGGACTATTTATGTGTTTTCTAGGATTGCTCCTAACTAGTATTGGATTCTTGTTTTCATGAACATCCCAGACGAAGATTTAAAGAAGATCCTTGCATGCATTCAAAGATTAGTATATTCTAAGGGTGTCTTAACAGAAAAAGACAGAGAAGTGATAGAAATTATTAATGAGATTGTAGGAGATGATAGAAATGAATGATGAATTCAACTGGAAAGAGCTTCAAGGGAAATCTTTGCTAATCAGTTTTGGAGAAGATATTGATTGGCAAGATAACAATGGTGTAAAAGTGGAGACAGCAATTGGATTTGACAAAGTGAGTGGGAAGTATTATGTTCTTCACCAAGACAAGAAATTTCTGAGGAAAGACGAGTGACAACCACAATAATCCTAATTCTCTACCTAATCATAGGATATGTAGTTGCATTTCTTTGCTTAAACGCTTATGATGAAGACGAGAGTGTAGAGAAAGACGTAGTGCCAAAAGGGATTGTCTGGGCATTAATCACAATCTTGTCTTTGCTGTGGCCTATAATGCTTATTAAATATTTGACTGAGAGGAAATGATATGAATAATCTTCGTTGTGAAGGTCTTTGTCAGAACGGTATTGATCGTTGTAAGAACCATGGAGTTGCTGTGAGAGTTTTCTCAGGCACTTCTGGTAATACCGCTATCCTTGAAGGTGGTTGGGAATTTGTCTATTGTGAAGAAGCCATTGAACTTGATATAAAAGAGGGATTTATTGTGGAGATTAAAGATGAATAAGATTGAACAAATTGTTCTGCAAGCCATCCTAGAAGAGAATGGGTTGAGTGAAGATGAATATAATCCTAACGAATCTTTTACTTCTAATGGACTAGAATCTATTGATATGGTGGAAACTCTGAGTGAGATTGAAGACCAGTTGGGAGTAGAATTAGATTTCCATGAGATTGATGTACATGAGGATAATTTTCATTCGTTGGTTAAATATGTGGAGGGGAAGTTGTGAGTGAATATGAACACTGGAAAGGCACACTAAAGCGTGTTATAGATAAAACAGCAGAACAATTATGTAAAGAGTATTATGGTGTCACTGAGTTAAAGGATTACTATAGTGACTGGGAAGATGCTCTGTCTGATCTTAGTTATAAAGACGGTTTTGTAATTATTGATGGTGATATTTATACGACTGATCTTCAGGAGCAACAAGATGTAGATGATTTCTTCGCCATCGGCAGCGCGGGTGAGCTTAATGAAGATGGAAGTATTTCTGTACATGTACGATTCTACAATGGTGGGTGTTCTTTGAATGATGCCCTTCGGTGTGCATTAGAAGATGCAGAATCTAAAGAGGAATGACAAATGATAAGCTTTGACACATACTTATCTGACACGGAGGGATTAAAAGCAATCAGAACATACCAAAATGAAACACTTACTACGGAGGATTATTTGATTAATGGAATGTATGTTAGATATTCTTATTTGAATGGCAGTAATTGGGTAGATAGGACGGTGATGGATGTTTGGGATAAAGAAGTAGAAGACAGCTGGTTTTATTAACTGAAGAAGGGGTAATTTAATGAAGCGTAATCAACATGATGTTGTAACTGCTCGCTGGGATAAAAAAGACTCTATTGGCCGAGTCGTTAAAGAGAAGTTTGAGCAAGAAGTAAAACCGCCTGTTCAGGCTAAGACTGCTGTACAAAAAGAGTTCCTTGCTGCACTTGCTCAGTACAAAGTCGTGGCGTTTGTAGCCCCAGCAGGGGTCGGTAAGTCATTTTTGACAATGTGCGAAGCTTCTGATTGGCTTAAAAAGGGCTTGATTGACAAACTTGTACTATCTCGTGCAGTAATTCCTATGGGACGTTCTCTGGGTATGTTGCCTAATACGCTTCAACAAAAGTATGAGCCATTCTTGATGCCGCTTCTTGAAGTTATGTGGAACCGATATGGTAAGTCTTATTACGAGAACTGTCTTGCGAATGGTAGTATTGAGCTGCTGGCGCCTGAGTACAGCAGAGGCCGGTCTGTCTCCGGATGCATGATCATTGACGAACTACAGTGCATGACTAAGGAAGAGTTGTATACTATGATCACTCGGATGGAGGAGAATAGTAAACTAATCTTGATTGGGGACGGCACTGGACTGCAAACTGATATTAAAGGTGAAAGTGGTTTGGACTGGTTGTGTAAGTTTGTTGAAAACAACCCAGAGCTTCAGGAACACATTAAAATCATTAAGGCAACAAGCGATGATATTGTCCGTAGTAATCTAACTAAGGCTATGGTCAAGGCTAAAGAAAAAGAACTAGGAATTAAATAATTGGAGGATACGTGGGAGTACTCAGTCAGATACCTTTTGGTAATAAGTATAGTAAATTAACAGTATTAGAGGAGGTTCAACATCTTAATCACCCGAATGGTAAGATGAAGAGAATGGTGAAAGTTCTATGTGAGTGTGGAAATACTGTAGAAAAGGCTTGGCAAGATGTCCGAGGACTGCAACAAAAGAGTTGTGGTCTTTGCCCAAGAGAGTCAACACTTAAGAATGACTATACTGGTATGACTTTTGGGAGGCTTACTGCCACTGAATCACATAGAACTTCAGAAGGCTTAAGGTGGAACTGTGATTGCTTGTGTGGAAACAAGGTACTTGTAAGACCGGCTCAACTGTCTAATAAGTCTATTTATAACTGTGGAAGTTGTGGTACACATTACGGAACATATTATTGGGGCCAAGTTTTTAAGAATAAAGAAGGCTCTTCAGTCGAACTCCTCGGAATAGACCGAAACGTTGTTTTACTTAGAGATATAGAAAGCAGAAACAATTTTGAAACACACTACAGCAACTTTGCCGACGGAGGATATTCTAATCCGTTCTTTCGTTCTGTAGCGGGTGTTGGTTATTTTGGTGTTGGAAAATTCATTGCAAAAGAAAAGGGTGCTGAAAGACACGTAAAAGAGTATGAAAACTGGAATAGTATGATCAAACGTTGCTATGTCCCTGCACAGAATTTAAACTCTTACCAAGATAAGGAGGTTTGCGATGAGTGGAAGTGTTTTCAGAACTTCGCGGCGTGGGCAGTTGAACAGGTTGGGTTTAAAGAGAAAACATGGCACTTAGAAAAAGATCTGCTAATTAAAGGTAATACTGTTTATAGACCTGAAGCTTGCTGTTACCTACCAAGAGAAATTAACGGGTTCGTTAAACGTAAACGGATGAATGACTTACCAATAGGAGTTGATATAGCTTATAAGTATGACGGGACGCCCTATTTTCGGACGCAGGCCCGAGAGGATGGTAAGAATGTCTGCTTAGGGAGTTTTAGTAGTATTGAAGATGCATTTGCGGCTTATAAAACACACAAGGAGGGTCTTGCTAAAAAGCTTGCAGAAAAGTATAAGAACATTATTGATCGTCGAGCTTACCAAGCTCTTCTGAAATATGAAGTTGAAATCACAGACTAAGGAGTAAACAATGAAAGAAGAAATGTTTCCACTAATCCCAGAGCAACAATGTCAAGTACTTCAAGAAACTTACACACATGTGCAGAATGTCTACGATATCATTCTAGATGAGGATATTTGTGAACCTAGCTACTATCGAGATGCATTCCATGTTCTCCGAACAGCACAAGAGCAAGATTTGGTTCGACTGATCATTAATAGTGATGGAGGGCATATGTCTTCTGGAGTAGCGTTCAGAAATGCCATCTCTGAGGCTAACTGTCCGGTGATTGCTGTTATCGAAGGGGCTTGTCATTCTAGTGCCGCAATGATTGCACTTTCGTGTGATGATATTGAAGTAAAACCATTTGCAAGTAACCTGAACCATAACGTATCATATGGCTCTGCTGGTACTGGCTCTGATATCAAGGCACATGTAGAATTTACAGCACGGCAAACTGAAAAATTTCTGCGGGAGGTTTACAAGCACTACTTGAGTAAACAGGAAATCGAGGAAATTCTTCAGGGTCGTCAATTGTGGCTAGATGATGAACAAATGCGGGAACGTTGGGCTCTCGTGCAAGAGATGCGAAAGCTTGAGTGGGAAGAGGAGCACCCTGAAGAACCATCAGAAGAAACCCTTGACACCACTTCCCTAAACAACTAAAATCAACACAACAAGGAGAGTAGCCCATTCTACTCTCCAATAAGGAGAAACAAATGCTTTATACTTTGATTATTATCACAGCTCTCTCAGGTTCAGATTATCGCTCCGGTGGTTCGGTTAACACAGAATCTATTCCCGGCTTCACTACAGAACAAGCTTGTGTGAATGCTTCTAAAAAGCTAAACTTTCCAACCACTTATCGAGACTTCCGAATCAGCTACTCCACCTCTTGCATTCCGATGAGTATTTAAGGAGAATTTATGACTACAGAAAAAGCACTTAGCTTCCTAATCAATAAAGCACTTGAATTGGGATATGACGAAATTCAAATCAACCCCTATGTTTCAGAACTAAAAGAGAAGGTTGAACAATTGGAAGATTGGGATGAAGAAAGCTTAATGGAGCTTTTCAATGAAATCTTCTGAGGACTAGTTATGACTAAACAAGAAGCTACAGAATATTGTCTTCTCCGTGCAGAACAACACGGGATTGATTATAATGAGGTGTTGCACAGCTATGATCTACGGATGCAGCTATCGCTGCGCTCAGATGATATGTTGACAGAAGAAGTGGTGGATGATATTTTTCAAGAATTGTTTTGTTAAAAAGGAGGTAGACATGAAAGAAGTTAGTCCGAGTATGGAACTCACAGTAGATTTTCTAGCAGGCACAGAGCTGATTGACGCCGTATTTGAAGCTAAGATTAAAGCTGCTGAATGGGGATTGGCATATATTAAATTTAACTTCAATGGTGTAAACGTCTCAGTTTCAGGTAAGACTCCCATGATAACTGAAGAGTTTCTGTTGGGTAAGTACCATGCTGCGTTAAAAGGTAAAATTAAACACATTATCGTTTAAATGGGAGGTTGATAAAGTGATTGAAATCAGTAAACTAAAGAAAGGCTCTAGGGTTATTCGTCATTGGAAGGAAGGCGAGACAAAAATCAGCGAATTCATTGTGACTTCTACAGTAAATGACCCTAATGCTGGTTGGATTTGTCACTTGGATTGGGCAGATGATGACTATTGCAAGAAAATCTTTGAGAAAGATCAAAAAGATTATGAGTATGGCCGTCGCCGAAATGATCGCACGCCTCGAAATTATAAGGAAGGGTAATGTATATTCTTGTAGTTAGGGACAATATGGACGACATGGATAAGCCTCATGAGCTGGAACGAAGTTTTGACTTTGATGTGCTTCAACAGAAAGCTTGGAGGTATGAGGAACAAGCAGATAATTTTGAAAGGTATTCAGTGATGTCTTTCGAAAACTATCTTGAAGATATCTCAGAAGAGTACTATAATTGGGAAGAGGGTGATTACCAGAAGTACAAATCTTTTTACGAAAGTGGTTTAGATTGTTTTGAAGATTTTCCAAGTAAAGAAAGCTACAGAAAGAGAAATAAACCCAAAGGAGAATATCAATGAACAAACAAGAATGGCTGAATGCTTGTGCAAATGAGTTTCGTAAATACGGCTGTAATGAAGAAGAGTCTCAATATATGGCAGAGCTTTGCTTGGATAGCATTGATGGTGACTTGTCTTATGGTCCCGCAGATTGTGCAGACGAAGAAGTCAGTTATTGGAGCGAGTAATGGAAAAGACTTATGAGGATGGTTTGAGAGACTGCCTTAAAATTATAGATGAGATTTATGGAAAGAAATTTCCTAACAAAAGACTTAGAATGAAAGTCGCTATTATGAAGAAGTTGTTTAATGTCCCCATTCGGAGGAAAGATGCCTGAAAAACCTATTGAAACTGTATTTGTACGTTATGAGCAGTTTTCTGATTATGAGTTTGTACCACCGGGAAGTTTCTTCATACGAATAGCTACAGGAGATTACATTTTCTATAAGACATCGGATAGAGTTAAATGTCAGGGTCAAATTGATATTGACTTTCCACCTAAAGGTAAATATTCAGCAATACCGAGTAAGACGCAAAAGACTAAATTTAAAAATGAAGCAGGTATCTATACTTGCACAGGAACAGCCAGTCGTCGTAAATAAATTAAAGGAGAGATTTGTGAAATTACACTATGACACGAGTTACGAAGATAAGATTATGAAGTTAAAAGCCATTAAACAAGAAGATGAACTTCTTAATAGGCTGTTTTATCAAGCACGAAATGGTGCTGTTTCCAATCTACGTTTGGAAGTTCAAGATTACTTCACAGAAAAAGGTTTTAAAGTGAAGTGTCTATGGAAAGAAGATTCTCGTTATTGCTGTGTTGAAACTGTCTTAATTGATAAGTATGAACATTATCGTACACATTTTATTGATAGGGACAGTATTCATCCACCAGCAAGTTTAAATCTTAGTTCTTGTCTATACAAGCTTCGTGGTGTACAAAGCTCTGAGTACTATGGTAAAGTGAAACCTAAAAAAGCTATAGAATACGATGCTCTTCTAGCTTCTGACGAATTTAAAGAGCTTCTGACTAAACTTGTAAACGGTGCAAACTACCCATTTGCTTATGAAAGTCAAAGTAGTGTATAAATTAAAGGAGAGTCTATGAAAACCTACCCAATTGAAATTGAGTCTTGTCATTCACCAGACGAAAAGATGTATATGAGTAAAGGTCACCACTCGATTGAAGACTTTGTAAAAGAATTGACTGAGTACGGTGTTGATCCTGAAGATTATTCTGTGCCAAAGCATTATTGGGTGAAAACAACACCAATACCAAAAGGTAGTTGGTACACTTGCCTATATCATTTCGTTAACGAGGGCAGTCGTGGGGCGTATCCAGCTACATATGTTCATGAGTATGGGGAAGTGATGTATAAAGACTATATTAAGGAGAAACAAAATGACTGAGAATGAAGAAGACTTTACTATTGTCAACACCGAAGAACTTCAGCTCCAAAGCTTGGTGTTGTTTGGTAATGCCCTAGGTTATGATGCGGTTTATAGTCTTGAAGGAAAGCTACAACGTTTCAAACAACCACGTTTTCGTTGTGTTGGGAAAGAATACATCTCTGTACGAAATATGATTAAGATGCACAATACAGCAGCAGAAGATATCTTTGAACACCTTAGTTCTGTTGATATGAGCTTTAAAGAGCTTCTGAATACAGAAGAAGGTGAAGATATTATCACTATGCTGTTTGCTGGTAGTGTTAAAATTGTTGAAACGGTTAAGGCTCAATTTAGTCGTAAGCGTGGTGGATTCTTCTTGCATGATACACCGGGGAATAATATGATTCGCTTTATGACTGACAGGGATTTTGCCCATTATAAATCTTGGATGAGTAAAGAATGAAGGAAAAGTACCTCAAAGCTTTCATGCAGATGACAGAAGTGTTTGCACAAACGTCTGAAGCTAAGCGTTTAAAAGTGGGTGCCTGCTTACTCAAGAATGGGAATCCGATCTCATTTGGTGTTAATGGAACAATTCCGGGATGGGCTAGTAACGAGTGTGAAGATAATGATGGGAATACTAAAGCGGATGTTGTACTGCATGCAGAAATCCAAGCTCTCAACAAGCTCAGAAAAATCAATGAATCTTCTATTGGAGCAACTCTGCTGGTAACGCACTCTTGCTGCTTGAGGTGTTCACACGAAATCGTTGACGCAGGAATCACAACGGTGTACTATAAGGATGAATACAGAGATGGCTCTGGTATCGAGTATTTAAAAGGACACGGTGTTAATGTTTTTAAATATGAGGAGCTTGACAATGACTAAAAACACACGACAAGAGAAGATAGATTCGTTGCAATGCTCTGAATGTGGAAATTCACATCAATGTAAGATGTCTTGCTCATCTTCTCAATCATTCAAAGCATTTAAGCAAACACTTATCTGGCTTCCGTATATGACTAATGAGCAGCTTGCTCAGCTTAATTTTGAGGTCTGGGTGGAAGCGACATCCAGAAGTCAAGCTCAGATTGAAAAAGAAGTGGAAGAGGCTTTGAAAGTGCTTGACAGCCACAAGAAGAATGTTTAATATTAAGCCCTCATCACTGAGGGCTTTATTATATCAATTGAAAAAGGAGAATGAAAAATGTTTACTGTACTATTATGTATTTTCGCTGTATTAGCTGCAATTGGTTTTGTTGTATGGATTAATAGGTGGGCGGATAATCAAGTCACACCTGAATTTACACCTACAAGAATTAAAGTGGTTACCCAAGGTGAAGATGTGAAATACTACCCAGAGTATTGGGCAGGAATATTTTGGCTGTGGAACTCAACTAGAGATGATATAAGTGATGAAGATTATGTATTGACGCTAGAACACGCTCAGAAACGTATTGATAATTTCATAGTTAGACAGGTGACTCATCGGCAAGATGATCTTGTTAGGGTAAAAACAAAGAAGATAAAACCAAAAACCACGTACATTAAATATCCATAGGAGAAGGTATGAGAAAGAAATTTAAGATTATGCTAACAGAAGACTATTGGGAAGCAGAGAAGCGTGGTAAACCATACCTACCAGCGCAGAACTGCTTTGTTGTCATGAATGGCGGAGGGGTATTCTTTTTAGTTAACAATGAGCCTTATTACCCTAGCATTACAAAGCTGTCTGAAGTGATTGGCAATTATGATGTAATTTGGAAGGAGTAGAATCATGAAAACAATCGGCCTTATGACAGGAATCCTAATAGCAGCCTTTGGTCTTCTCTTAATGATTACCAGTGTTGTTGGTGTAATTACATTCCTATACACCATATTGAGCTTGCTTCCTGTGTGGATGTACGTTATACTCTTCTCTGTTGTTAGTGTTGGCGTATTATTTTATATGTTGGATAAGGAGACTGAATAATGAAATACCTAGTATTGTTTGCAAGCTGTTTAATTCTAGCAGGGTGCAACTTTCTGACATATGAGCAGGTTCAATCTAGAGTTAAAGCTTGTACAGATGTTGGAGGTAAAAACACTATCCACCTAAACCGAGATTCTAAAGCCCTAAAGGTTACTTGCACAGTTGACGGGGTGGTATACTTTGTGACTGATAAGGGAAATCTTATATGACCTACTCATACGAAAACGAAGACACTCCAGAACGCATCACAGTGTGGGTGGTGAATAATGGGCATAAGAATATTGCTACATTTAAAGAAGAAGCTCTTGAAGAGGCTGTATCTCTTATGTCAGCTTGTAAAGAGCAAGGGGTGGTTGATCAACTAAAAGCTTATCGAGATGTCCCTTATGATCATTGGAAGTATGTGCATAAAGACCCCAGTGTTCGTCCTTTCAGGGTGAGTAAAGAGGAATTTGATAAGATGTTTAAGGAGGATAAATGAAAGCAGGTAATAAGGTAATCATCAACTGGAAAGATTTTGGTGAGTACTACGATGATGTTCAGGAATATGTTGTTGAAGAGTACCGACACACATTAGGGATATTTAAGACTGTGCAGGCAAGAGAGGCAGGACGCCTCACTCCTCTTTGCGATCTTTATTACGAGGGGCCAGAATCGAAACATAAATATATCTCAAACTACGGAACCTATAGTACTAATATGGTTCAGGGCTGGAGCGATATCCCATGAAACCAACAATTTGGTACGATAAATACGCAACAATGTGGGTTTGTGCTGTTATAGATTTTAAGGAGCCTTTGGAGGGAACTCAAGAGTACAGTAGGTGGGTTGCCGCTGGCGGTGGTTCCACATTTCAAGAATCTTATGCTGAATGGTTGAAAGAAGCAGATGAGATTTACAAAAGATATCAAGGAGATAACGAATGATTAGTAAAGAAGATATTGAAACAACCCAAGAAGTTCTACATTCTATGGCAGATCAACTTATGGCAGACTACAAGTATAAGATGAATAGGCATCTTGAAGAAAACCCATTTAAAGCTGAACCCTATGAGGTATATCATCTTAATAACGCTGCCAAAACATTTAAGAATGTTGCAGAATATATTGAAGAGCATTGGGTCAAAAATAGAAAATGAAAACCATATCAGGGTGTCTTTGGATGGCCGTATACCACAAACTAAAGGATTGGAATGGTGTAAAGATCAAGACAATCAGAAATAGGTGTGGTAGATTGCATTGGATATGGATTAAAGATGGGAAGTGTTATGAATTTTATGCACAAGGACGTGCATCTAAGCCTTATTGGCAGAACTTGTTGTATTTTGGTGAGGTGAGAGAAATTAAATATCTAGCTAGGGAGAAAATAAATGAATAATTGGTCAATGTGCAATAATTCACCAGAGTTCAGGGAAGCTTTGCATAAAACGCTTGAAGAATTCGAAGCTATGTCTTATGAAGAACTTGTAAAGTTGGCTGAGAAAAACCAAGAAGAGTTTGGTGTTTATTTTAAAGATGAGCGGAGGGAGAAGAAATGAAATATCGAATCATACAGAAAGGCAATAAGTTCTACCCACAAACCAAAACATTTTTGTTCTGGGAGACTATTGTACAGGAGACTGAAGAGGGTTATTTAAACGTTGTATGTTTTAATTATGAAGAGGCTTTGACTATACTCAAAGATATCAAATCTCACAAAGACCGTAAACCAGAGGCTAGGACTGTGCACGAGGTTTATCTATGAAAACTGAGTTTATCCTTAAGACATTCACAGATGAGCACTTTGTAAACAAGCTGGATTTTCTAACAGTGCTAGAAGCAGCTTTTGATGATTACCGTAACAAAACACCAGAAGCCCTGAGTATCTTTGATAGTGCAGATACCTTCCCGCTCGGTAAGAGCGTTCGTGTAGTTTTTGAGGTGATAGAAGAATGAATATCTGGATTGTACAAGCAAGCTCTGGTCAATATGACGATTACAGTACATGGAATGTTAAAGCATTTCTATCTAAAGAGAAAGCAGATAAGTGGATTGAAGATAATCCGGTTGTTGTCAACTATGGAGCTTTAGTCCTTCTTCATGAACTACAATATAAGTATTATGAGCAAGTAGATGAGGCACTTAAAGACAAACCTACACTAACAGGTAAAGAAATCGATAAGCTTTATGAAATGGCAAACGAGAAAGCTTATAAAGAAGCACAAGAGAAATACCCTGAAGCTGATCTTACAATTGATGAAGATTTTAATGGGTATTTTGTTAGTGAACATAGTATTGAATTGGTGGAGGATTGATTATGGAACCATGGATTATTACAAACTCAGGAATTCAGTTTAACTTACTAGAAACAACAGAACAAATGGTCAATATTAGGGATATTGCTCACTCTTTATCAAACGTTGGGCGTTTTGGTGGACATTGTAATCAATTCTACTCTGTAGCGCAACACTCTGTCCATGTAAGCCAGATTGTATCATATGACTACGCCTTTTGTGCTTTGATGCACGACGCGACTGAAGCATACATTGGAGATATGGTAAGCCCTTTGAAAGTTGCCATTCCTTTGTTTAAGGAGATTGAACAAAAGCTTTGGGAAGTTATAGCATCAAAGTATAGTCTGCCAAAATACTTACCCAAAGAAGTTAAGTATGCAGACTACCAGTTGCTGAAAGCTGAAAAAAGGGATATTATGCCTGAGACGGAAGATTGGGAATTTCTGAAAGACATTAATGTACCAAGCCTGTACATCTCTCCTTGGAGTTCTGAATACTCAAAGATTCGATTCCTTAAGAGGTTTGAAGAACTCTCCGGTAGGAATCGATGGGACTGATGACTAAAGACATCTCACAAATGACAGATGCTGAATTTGAAAAGCATCTGTCTAAGATAAAACCAATCCTTCCTATATGGGCACAAGAGGGGAACAGTGTCGTGTATCGAGAGCAAGGGTATCAGAAGACACGATCTGGTAAGCGCTACCACATTAAATGGGTAGTGTGGAAAGATAAGAAAGGGAAACAACATAAGGATGTACATTGGATTAGGTGGGAGGATTAGAAATGAGTATTATTGAACTAAAAGAACATAAATCATCAAGCTATGCACCAAGGACATATCACAACGCCTCTCAAGGTGTTACGCTTGCTGTTGCTGTAAATCACTACACAGCAGGAGAGAAGCTTACACAGAAAGCTGCTGGTGATAAGATTGTTAAGGTTGACTATTTCCACGGAATGGATGAGCTATATCCAGCAAGGGCTTTGTATGTTATGCTAAAGAAACATGATTGCTCAGTTGTGAATGTAGCTGGTAACGGTATTTATACATTGGCTACGAAAGGAGTTACACAGAAAGATATTAATCAATATATTTATAACACCTTGAAGAAGGTACATGAACATCTGCCACTGTCGCGTATAGTATCTGGAGGCCAAACTGGTGCTGACCTTGCAGGGTTGGTTGCTGGATACAAACTTGGTATTTCAGTCACAGGCATGTGGCCTAACGGATATAAGATGCGCTTTGAAGATGGTAAGGACATTAATATGGATAAAGAAGTGATCCTTAAAATGATTATTGATTATGCAGAGGAGTTACTATGAAAGACTACATTGTAAAAACAAACTTTGGTAGGACATACAAATACACAGCAGAGCAAGTGGCAAAAGATTACGCAGATACTGCTGTACAGTTTGATGATAATGAATTGTGTTGGGAAGAGAATTATGATCGTATCATTAAAGACCAAGATTGGTTGGATCAGTGGTTTGGTGATTATATCGGTGGTCATATTTCTATTATTGTCGGTGAAGGCGAGTTGATTGCTGAAGATAAGATGAAGCTAAATCAATTCCTTGGAGACCTAATTGGACAATATGGGAGGACTAGTTGGGAATGACCAGCTTCGACTTCGACAGATTCCACAGGCATGCTAAATACGGTATGATTATTGTGGCAGTGATTTTTCTAGGTGTTCCTATTTATTGTGTTTGGTTTCAGGAGGGATTGAGGGATGAAGACATGGAAAGGCTTTAGAGACGAATTTGCGTTCCTGTCTAATTTCGCAAGGTTTGAAGCACCCCTAACTTACAATTTTACTGTGTACAAAACTAATGAGCACTTCTATCAAGCAATGAAGTTTAAAGATGAGCACACAAGGTTCTTGATTGCTGATCATCCGAGTAAAGGTCTTAAAGCTTTCTGTAAGGACTTCTGCATAAGAGAAGATTGGGATGGCATTAAAGAGAATGTAATGCGTTATGGATTGGAATACAAATTTTCAAAGAGAAACCCTACACTTCGTAGTAACCTCATTAAGACACGGGGTATTGAGCTTGTTGAATATAATTGGTGGGGTGATAAGTATTGGGGAGTGTGTAGTAAGACAGAGGTTGGTGAGAACACGCTTGGTAAGATGCTAATGGAAATTCGAGATAAGATTATTGATGAGGAGAAGAAATGAAAGATTTAAATGAACGTCTTAGCGAACAGTTTGGGATTACTCACACAGAGATTGATTTAATTACAGGTATTAAACTCACCTATCACTTGAAGGGGACTGGATGGTCTTTTCGTCCACAAGAGCACAGTAAGGAGGCTTATCAGATTGCACACAACCATTGGCCTAAAGAAATCCCAGAACCCTACAAGTCTATAATCGAGAAAAATATTTCTGATGTGATGAACATTGATCGTACCTTTTGTGTAGTACAAGATGAACATCAAACAAGGAGCTTCACGAAAAATCTGGAATATTGGAAACAACGCGAACAGAAAATGAAAGATGATGAAGAGGCTGGTATCCTTGTTACCTTTTACTTCGCTAGGATGCAGGGTAATGGTACTAGCTATGAGAAACATCATGCGTTCCCTAAAGATGAGTGGGAAGCTCTGACTCAACAAGACAGAGATGACCTTATTCACCATCTAACTATGTTGTATCGAGAGCCTTGGTGTGACAGCAGTGTTTGTATTAGAGACTTGACTAAGAGGAGTGGGTGACGGGATGAATAAAATCCCAGATATAACACCAGAGCTTGAAAATCTTTATGCCTCCAACACAGAGGCTTTACTTGTTCTAGGAGGAAAAGAATGGATTAAACGTAGGAAGCGGATGAAGAACAAATCACAAGAAGACCAACTAAGAGAGATTGAAGAAAAGAAAGTGGAGGACAGATGAGAGGTAGAAAACCAAACATCCTGATAAATGACATACGAGAGCAATTCCGTCAAGAATGGTTCGGTAAAGACGACCCTAAGATTTGGCCTCTATGGGTTGATGATATTGTTAGTGGTATAGCAAGGTTGGATTGGTATGGTGATAGAGCTAACCAAATCCCACTATCTACAAGTAATATAATACGATGCTTTGTTACACTAAATGAGATATCAACGGAATCCGTGATGAAGCTGTTGGAGATTAAACAAAGCCAAGCAAAGCTGTACGTCAAGGCTTGTTTCTTGTGTTACAGACCTCTTATTAAGTGTTTGTCAGACGAAAGTATATTGAAGACGCGATACCCTCAACAATCTGTTGTAACAGAAGAGCAAGCAATACTGTATGGCTACCACAGACAGAACAGAGCATTCATTTAATTAAGCCGGTATAATATATAGAAGATATAGGAGTATTAAATTGGGAACTGAAACAACAGAAGAATGGAAGCCGCTAGAAGGTTTTACTAATTACTTATTTTCAAACATGGGGAACATTAAACGAATCTCAGATGGTAGGATCGAGAAAGTAACAAAATCCGGGATACCCCAATACTATTACGTTCACTTAGTTCCGGATGGTGGCAAGAGATGCCTCTATCGTCTGCATAGATTAATTGCTCAATCTTGGATTCCTAAACCAGACGATCCTAAAATGAAAATAGTAGACCATATTAATCGAGACAAGTTTGATAACAGGGTAGAGAATCTACGTTGGGTTTGTAATAGTATGAACCAAAGAAATACAGAAGCCAGCTATTACGCTATTTATAAAGGGTTTTGGGTGCATGTAAAGACCTTCTACAAAGGTAATAATCCTGCATATGCTTATGCATATTTACACAGAAAGTTGACAAACGATCTAGAACAACTAGAAGAGCTAAGGGCTCAATCTCGGCACCAGAAAACTGTAGAATGGGAAGGAGAGACACACCGTCTCATTGATCTGTGTAACCACTTCAATAAAGATTATGACAAAGTTTACATTAGGTACTCTACTTCTGATAACATCTATGCTGCAATGTTCTATGAATCTAACTACAGATCTGGGTATGACTTACAAGGTATTGGTGGTGTCAGATACCAGTTCTCTAGTCTACAGGAGATAGCTGATTATCTTGGAGTAGTTATAGCAAGGGTTAGAGATAACATCGAGTTGTGTGGTAACAGTTTGGTAGAGCTTAAATATTTAATTAATCAGCACGAGCCAATAGATACACGGAAGACATATATCATTGATGGTGTCTCTAAGCGACGCTGTGAGTGGATTGCATATTATGAGACAAGTGATACTCGTGTAAAAGAGAATATGACCAAACATAAGCTGCCATTTGAAGATGCTGTTAAACTACCTGTACAGAAGGTTCGTAAAGTTCTTCTAAATGGTGAGGTTACGCTCGTCAAGGATATGTGGATTAAGTATGGGTTTGTACCGAAGGCTGTTAATACAAAGAAAGCTCGCTGGCAAACTACATTTAAGCAAACCTTAGAAAGACTAGGAATTGATGTAACTAACATCGAAATTGTGCCACTTTAACCAACCCCCATATTTTCAGCTTAGCCCTTCTTATTGAAGGGTTTTCTTTTGTCTATAGAAAATCCGATAACTATGGAAACTGACGGATCTTTAGCTTACCTGCTTAGACAGTCCAGCCACCCAGACCATATCCCCCTCTAGAATAAACAAAATCCCTGTCTAAGTCTAATTGATTGTCCCTATAGGCTCTATCCTATTGAATAGATTTACTCAATAATATTTCTTATATCATTGCATGAGCAATGTCTAATGAATTCTATCTATTAATTAAGCCGGTATAATATATACATACTAAGAAAATACATTCTTAATAGAGATAACTTGTCAAGATAATATTCTCTATCAATTGATAGAACATCATTAGTTATCTTAATAATTAATTCCTTTAATAGCTATAGATACTTTAATAATATCTCGCTATGGCTCGATAATTGGTATGATTGTTGCTAATAAGAGGAGATAAGAGAGGGTAGTGGTAAGTATTTGTTGTAAAAGAGAGGTAAGTATGCTTAACCATTCCATGGTCTCACACAATCACTTAGGAAAGACACTATCACTAACATTAATAGATAACCAGACATTATCAATAAGAGACATACAATAACTATTGGCAAAGCCAATGACTAAGGGATACGTAGACAAGCTACGTTAACAGGGAGTGTAGGAAGGGAGGTATAATAGACATAGCTAACGCTATGAGAGAATGTAAGCTAATGCGTAAGCATTAGACAGTTAGATACACAAACACAGAATGTGTTTAGATTTGTGTTGTATGTAGAAATATATAAACCCTCGTACGAGGGTTTATGATCAGTCAATCAATTTTGATAATACTTCCTCAATGTTTATGTAGTTGTAGCGAATTGGATATTGTTTGTTATAAAGCCTTCCATATCTTTTGGAACTACCTATTAAATCTCTTTCTAGAAGGATTGCTGCTTGATCTGATAAACCTTTCTTAGCAAAACGTACAACAATATTCCTACCTTCAAAATAATCTCTGTTCAATTCCACAACACTGCTTGCCCCTGAGTTAGGGTGTTTATATCTGCTTCCTTTACCCTTACCAATATACTTCAATTGGTCGTCAACAAATACCATGTAAATATAACTACTGAAGGTCTCCTTGACTCTGTCTTTATCTGGAGGCTCTGGTTTATATCGTTCATGATCTATTCCTTTTACAGGAATTTCTCCAGATTCTTCGTAGTAAACATCTTCGATGTCTTGTTGTGTTCCATAATTATAGACCCATTCTGTGTGCTTCATAGACAGGCGATCAACCAACTCTGCTTCAGAATCACCAATATAAACAAATGGTTTATCAGCTATTAGGTTGTGATGCTTAATTGCAGCGTCAATAGCTCTTTGAGGCATCCAGTAAGAGTCCTTGTTCTTCACCCAACCTATACGATATTCGCAGCTAACAGAGTGCCACTTAACCTCTGCAAGCCTCTCTTTGCATGTACACTTCAAGCTTTTAATTAGTTCTTCATCGTTCATGTTTCCTCCTTAGAAATGGATAAAGCCCCAATTAAGGGGCTGTTTTGTTTACATCAGTTTAGATTACTTCCACAAACCAACTACCATCTTCCTTATAAAGCTTAGCCTTCTTCCCCTCCCGAATATAGCCAAACGCTACAATGAATGCTGCATTAGGTTTAGAGAATGTTTGTGTGTTCATTTCTTGTTCATCCTTTCAAAGAGAATAGCAATCTGTTCTGCTTGTTTAACTTGGTTCTTACAATTCAAGCGTAAATAGCCTTGAATGTGCCAGAGCTGGATAATCACAATAACAAGCATAAAGCCAATAAAATATTCCATGTTTATCTACTCCTCGACAATCTTACATTCAAAAGAAACTACGGGATTGATATTTACAGCTTTGTCTATCTCTTTCAACACATTAACACAATCATCCATACTATAATAGCTCTCTGGAATTGTTGTATTGCATGAGCCATTAATGCAGATTGTTAACATAAGGCCATAAATGATTGTCATGATTACACCCCCATCACTTTAGACATTGCGTACATAAATGCTTCACCAGCAACGAGAAGAGGGAGAATGTTGTACAGAGCGGAAGAGATAGTCATTTTGTTAGTTCCTTAAGAGTTTGCTGTTTCATTAGGAATAATTTTATTAGAAAGCCCTCAGTGTGTCAAGGACTTTCGGTAAGATTACTTAGATGTTTTCTTTCTTGAATTCATCTACAGCAGCTTGAATTTTTCTCCAGAGTTCTTTGGAGTTTCTATCATTCAGGAAAGTTACCTCGTCGTCTTGGTAATCTTCGACTACACAGGAATCATGCCATTTATAGAAGACATGGAAAGAGCCGTTCACAAACAGACCAAGATCACAATCTTTATCAATGAACCATTTACCTTTACTCATCTTCTTTCTCCTATTTCGCAGAGACATCCTGCGTTCTGTTGTGCTAATTTTAAGGGTTCTGTGTGTAGCTGTCAAGCTTTTATTTCTATCTTTTTAACGAACACTACGCTTTTGTTTACTCTCAGTTTCCCAGCTGTATGGCTTCTTCTGTGCATTGAACGTTGTACGTGCTGGCGCTTGTTCAAGTTGTTTAGCAAGTCTGTCAGCGAAGCTCATAATCATTCTTCCTAGAGGTTCTTTGTTTCGACAGGGGTAGATTAACACACTGAGAATGCTTTGCAAGCTTTATTTTTAACGTTTCCATGTGGTTTTAAGAAGCTTTCTGCTAAAGAAACAATCTAGCATGATAAGGTCGCCATTATCATTAGTGCTGATGTTACGGGGGCTAATCTCAAAGCCCATATCGTCACAATCAATACTATTGCAAACATCACTAACAAGACTAAGGATGTCCTCTTTAGCCTCTTCATCAATAGATGATTCTCCTATCTTCTCATAAAAGCTGTTGTAATTGATATTCCAATGACTAGAGACCTTGCGAAGCTCTATGTACACTTTGTAAGCTTCTTTATTGAGCTGTTTCTTAGGTGCTGTAACTTTAGGATAAAGTGGCATATGATAAACACTATTGCCATTTTCAAGGTAATCAATCCTCTCAATCACTGGTGCAAGTGGGTTCCCTTGAGAGAACAGAGCGTAGCATTCTTTAGCAGGGCAAATACTCAATACTTCTACCTTATCTTGTGCGATTTGGTAAGCCTTTGTGAAGCTGCCTTTGCCGATCAGTTTACGCATTTTATTCACCCTGTTTCGTTTTGGTTGTGCAGAGATTATGACCTTCCTTGGCCATGGTGTCAAGCTTTTATTTAGTTCTCAACAGGTAGGATATGAAACCACATTTGATCTGCTATACAAACTTTATTCAAGTATCGACTGCATTCGTTATAAGACATAGCCCAATTAGGAAACTCTTTGTTTTTAAGATCTTGTGGTGCTGCTTTAGACACTGTGATTCTATATTTAGCGCTCATGACCTTTATTCCTTTAGTATTTGGAAAGCTCTTTGCTTCCTTCTTGTTGTCCATTCTACAACAATCTAACATCAATGGAAATTGAATATTTCTATGAGGTAGTGAGAGATTGATAGAGAATTTGTATTAGTGCAGGTAAAGAAAAGCCCTCTTTTGAGGGCTATGAATTAACTATGAAAGGTCAAATAGTACGCAAGGCAGCTGGTAGGAATCAAGAGGTCAAGTAGCCTACCGTACTCACCTTGAGTAAACCTTGCGCCCATTAGTTTTGCATATATATAAAGCAACCAATTCCGAGCGCTCCAAAGACCAAAAATGATATTGAAGGCTAACCAAAAGTTTTGAATAATTTCCATACTCAATCCTCCTCTTTCAATTGCCAAAGATTACGTTTCCCTTTCTTAGCTTTACAAAGGGAGACAGCTTGTTTCTTTTCTGATTTACTTAGGCGTTCTTGTTTCATTTTTAGACTTCCTTAAAGAGTTTTAGCAATTTCAGAATAATTTTTCGCCATTTGCTCTGCAATCTCTTCGATCTTATCACTGTCTGAATCAAACATCCAACGCATATGCTTACTTTGGAGAAGTTGAATAACCTGCTCATCTGAAGCCCCATCTACCATCAACTGACGCACAAAACCACGCCAAAAGATAGGTGTCGGGTTGTTATGTGAATACATAGGAAATGGCGAACCTGCCCCTTCGTTGGGCTTACCAGAATACATTTGATAAGCATCCCAGACAATATTTTCTACACGATTTTCAATAGACATGATATCTCTCCTAGAATTTATTTAGATAATCCGCTTTACGTTTTCTATTCTAAACCATCTGTTCTCTGTGTCAAGCTTTCTTTTGCGTTATCTGCTTAATTTCTTCTCTAGCTTCAACAAGCCTCTGAGCTAGAGAATCAGACAATACCACTAAAGCCTGCACCTTGTAAATACCATTATCATTCTCAAGCTTTGCCCATTGGCTACATTCGCTAACGTAATTGATAGTCCTGTAATCACTAAGGCTTGTTACACGCTTAGCTTTTGGACGTGCGTATTTACCTAGCATTTTATTTACCTACAAACAATTCAAGAATCTGTCGGGTGTTATCGGAAATTCCTTTATCGTTGTTTAGTATGTATTCACACAAAAGTTTCTGACCATCGTGAATACAGATACCTTGTTCCTGTGCTACTTCATAACCTACCCGCATTCCCTCAACCTTGTCAAGATTGAAAATGTTTTTAAAAGCTTCGATTCTCGGATCATACGGGAACTTGAATTCTTTTTCAAACCAGTCTTTGAATGTCATCTCAATTCACCCTCAAAGATTTAGTAACAATATCGGTAACGTCTTTACCACCAGACTCGAATGTAAAACCTGACAATCCACGCTTATCATATACAACAGAGAGGAAACCTTTACCGCTGTTATTCTTGATGCAAGCTAACCCAATATCACCGAGGGATACAACCGTAGTCTTACGCTTACTCAAGCTTGGAAGCAAACCATTCGCAGCATTCACAGCCATTCGCATCGCTGCGTAGATACGGCATTGTACTACAGGGTGACTCAGATTGGATAAGTTCATTTCTCAGTACTCTTTGACAATTTTACGGATTTCAGTGCAGCCGGGCACAAGCTTGAAGAAATCAGCTTTTGCAGCTTCTTTAGTCTCGGCTTTAACCTTAATGCAGAGAAGGCCAGTTGAAAACCTTGTGTCATAATAAAAAATAAAAGAGTGCATTTTTAACCCCTGTTGTTTTGCTTCGTTGTGAGGATTATTGCAAAGCTTGAAGGGTGTGTCAACAAGATTTTATAAGAAAATTGAAAATATTTTAGATAAAGAAAAGCCCGCATAAAGCGGGCTAGGTATATTACATGAACTTTTCCCAGTCAACAACCCCTGTTTCAATGAAGTGTCGAACTACTTTTGCGGCGGTTTTAGGCTGACTGTAATCCAGATATTCACGATCTAAGGTGGATTGGTTCCAAGGGGAGAACAATTCATCTGCATCATGGCGCGAAATACCCACATATTTTGCGACTTTATCACGCCCTTTATCGAACCACCAATCGTCTTCTTCAGAACCTTTAAGACTCAATCGATTAAATTGCATAACAGCTCCTGC